TGGTAAAGTCTGCTTCAGTAACGGAGCCTGTTTCAATACTACTAACTGCGGTAGCTAGACCGATATAGATACTGTTACCGGGAGTCGCAAAACTCTCCGCGTTATTCTTAAACAGAAACTGCAAGATCGCGTGTTCTGTATAATTGGTTGCTGCATTTGACGTTGCCATTTTTTACTCCTCAAGTACGGGGCCGTTCCGGCAAACCCCTGCGATACGCATCGCTGTTTTCTCTGGCCTCTGCCAGATCCTTAATCCTACTCAAAGCTTCTTGAAACTGCTTTTCGTAGACAACCATTAAGTCCTGCTCACCCTTCATGTAAGTATATGCCTCGACCAATGAGCCGTAAAGCATGGCATTAGGGGCGTTTTCGCTCAACCATGTTGTACCAGAATCAGACCCGGCTGTTAGTGATGCGGGCCTGTAATAATAATGAAGCTCTACTGCGTAATTGGAATCGGGAGTAGGCGCTACTATGAAGTTATCAATATCAAAAAAAGCATAATATTTTGGCAACCCAGTGGTTGCAGGATTGGGGGTATACTCTTGTAAGTAATTTACGTCTTTTTGTAACAAAAAAGTTTTCACGCTACTGCTTGTAACGGAAAAAGAAAAAGATGCTAGATAGTCAGTGGGAACAGAAAGATACGGATCATTCTGACTTAACGTGCTTGTAGCGTTCTTGCGAAAAACCTCTAAATCAACAAGTTTAAATATGCGTTGCTCTGCGTTTTTAATAAACGTAGGCAAATTTGTAACAAACGAAGTTTCAGTGTTCTCCGTGTAATCCTGTATCGCTGTTTTTAGTTCTGCAAAAGTGTAGCTCATTTAAGCCTCCACTGTGACGGGCCCGACAGTCGCATTTTTACCCCCGCCTCGTGTATTACCTGCTGTTGCCGTTCCTGAGGCGGCTGAGAAAGTATATGTGTTCTCGTCAACCACGGTGATAGAATACCCCGAAGCCTGTTCCAAAGTTGATTTAGTAAAACCATCAAAACCGTTTGCATTACGAAATCTAACCGTATCGCCTGTTGCTCTTCCATGTGCCGTTTCTGTGACCGTAATAGTCGCAGAACTTTGGGCCCCAGATTTAAAACTATCAATGCCCAATAATTGTATCACCGCAGGTTCTTCTCTAGCGGGTCTCGCGTCTTTTAAAGCCTCAGGGTCGTTTGCTTTCCGAAAAGGCCCTAATTGTGGGTGTTTCGGGTCAAACTCATCTGGTCCTACTATAGCGCCCGTCCATTCTTTACGCATGTCACGATATCTATACCTCTGCCCGGACCTGTCTGAGATAAAATAAGCGTTTTTTCCAGAGGCAAATCGAGACATTAGTTTACCCTTAGATATTGATATTGAGGAGTTACGTTGAAAGAAGACCTGTCTCTGTCTTCCGTCCGCGCTCTCTCAAATTCCTCTTCATACACTGCTTTAAGAAGTTGAATACGATCAGGAGCCCGTTTCATTGAAATGTAATAGGCTAAACCAGCAGCTAAACAAGGGTAAAACCTGAAAGGCATGTCCACTGTGTTAACAAGTGTGTCTGCATCATCCATGCGAACAAGAGCATCATAAATGATCGTGTCTGTAGCATTTTCGGGAGTTGTGTATAGTTTTAAGGACGGCGTTACTTGTCTATCTAAAAAGTATTGGCTGGGGCGTCCTTGAGTGGTTTTTGTTGGTATGGTGATATACCCGTCTCTGCTCAACCTAGTCATGGTAAGGTCAGAACCACTTCTCCTGCAAACAACGGAGAGAACATCAATTATATCCGCACCTAAATCATAGGCGTTTGTGCCTTGTGTCAAAGACAAAGTTCTTTGTTTTATAGTCCACTGGTTTAAACCACGATTGGCCCAATCAGCCAAAAGCAAGTTTAAAGAGCGTTTTGCGGTGCGGGCATCGTATCCCGTCCGAAACTCTGTCCCGCACCGCTCAAAAGCTTCTTCGATGTAGTCATCGACTTGAAGCTCAAAGTTCTTTGACCCTGATACAGTCATTACTTCTTAACTTTTCCACCACGCTTCATGCGCTTCTTAGCCATTCCACCGCCACGCATCATTTTTGGAGCAGCTTTTTTAGCCATTCCACCGCCACGCATCATTTTTGGAGAGGTTTTTTTCTTCGCAGCACCACCACGAGCCATGCGTTTTTTAGCCATTCCGCCGCCCATCATCTTCTTAGCTTTTTTCATCATATCCTTTAAGCCTCCTGTAAAGCTGTTGACGTTTTTCATAAGCCACGTCGTTACCATAATACTCTTCACAATCCTGATAGTACCCGTTTTGTCTCAAAACTTCGGAAGCTTCCTGCAATTTTGAAAGCCTTTGTAAAAAAATCATAGCATAAGAGGTATCTACAGTCGATATAAAGTCTTCGTCGTCTAAAAACTCGTTCTCGTCGTCCTCTGGATGAAACCCCATGAGAAACATATCGCGGTTAATAAAAAATCCCTCCGCAATTGCATCATTCATTTTATTTAAAAAATCGTCCAATTCGTCCAAAGGTAGGGGACGAAAATCAATTATAACCACAACGTCTTTTGTATCATCCCATTGTGATATAAGCTTGTATAAATGTTGCCAATCAGCGTCATATTTGAAAGTTATGCCTACGCGATCTTCAGACCATGCTTTTTTGGCAAAAGGACAGGCGGGCAAACCGTTATAATTAGGGTTTGCGATCTCTAAAGCTTGCGCGGACCATTCGCGTGTCTCAGAAATTATCTGTTGTTCTAGCTGAAAATCAGGAAGCATAACTTACCTCTATGCCTACGAAACAGACCCTTTTGTAACCTTACGCCTGTTTGGCAATACTTTGCCGCAACCTCTGGCTACCGTCGCCCCCGTAGAAACCTTGCCTTTGTAAGGCCGTTTTGCCTTTGTTGTTGGCACTGCAACACCGCCCTTTTCCATTTTTCGGACCTTTGCTGCTGGAGTGTTTGATACAACAGTTTTGCCCTTCGCTCCCTCTCTTTTTTTCTTACGAGCGGTAGAAGCTCTTTGGCTTTTTGAAAGGCTGTTTGCCTTACTTCGTGGTAAACAACGATCAGGGTTCTTCTTATCTTTTGAAGTGCCGCATTTACCTTTGATGTTACCTGAACTATCAATTCGCACCCAATCTTGATTAACCCAATCCTTTAACGCCCCCATGATCAGGCTCTTTTACTTTTCTTTTTTGATCCTTTAGCGTAATTTGGATCTTTACAATATTTCGATGCAGCCATGTTAGCGTAAGCCGAAGGATATGTATCGAAAGTCCTTTTAGCCCATGCTTTACCTGCGGGGCATATCTTACTACCTTTACTCTTTGAACTAGCCCTGCCCCCCTTACGCATGTAAGTAACTTCTGTGTTTTTTGGTTTCGGCCCGGTTCTTACACGAGAACTGGTTGTTTTAGGTAGGTTAGATCTCATCATATTAAATGCTCCAATCCCGCGGCTAAGATAATCAAAACCGCAATACCCCACAAACGGTTATCCAAAGATTTTAACTTGTCTTGGATTTCCGCATAACGCTTGTCACAAGAGGCCTCATGCTTCTCAAGCTGTCTTAAAACTTCTTCGGGCGTCATTAACATTTCCATCTTTTTCTAGCCTGACGTAAACGACTATTTGGGTTTTTAGCCGCTTTAGGAAACTTCTTCATCTGACCCGCAGATCTAGCGCAAAAAGATTTACGCCGTTTTGCAGCAGCGCTACCCTTTTTTACTTTACCTGTGACTGCGGTTTTTAACTTAGAACCGGGATTTGCACGTCTATATGCCGCAACCCCAGCTTTAGTCATTCCCGCCCCAGATTTAGTGGGGCGGAAGTTCTTTTTGTTTCTGGCGGGCATTTTATCGTCACGTTTTTTAGTCGCCATTTAAAAGCCCTTAGTTAAAAAACACCGTTACCGCAGTTATGTTTGTCAATGTTCCAACAAAAATGTCGCTTACGCGAATACCCTCTGCGGGGATGTTAACAGAGTGTGTCGTTGATTCGTTGAAATCAAGGTCAAGAACAGTAGCGCCTCCAGTACCATCTGTAATGGTAAGACGTGGTGTGCCCGACGTTGTTTTCAACTGGATCTGACGTATACGAGCAGGGCCCACACCAAGTGAGCCCGTCCCCGTAATACGTTTGGATCTTACGTCTGAATCAGCCATAAAGGCCTCCTACTATGCGAGGTTGTTATTCTGCTGATACAGGATTGTTACACGAACCTCACCCGCATTTGTTGCGGCAGAAGCTGTGACAGTCAAACGAATATCCGCTGTTCCCGTATCTTCCCAAGCCAACGCTCCACCAGATTGAGTAGTTGGATATTTGCGACCCGCAGTCGTTCCGATAGCGAAGGTGTTAACAAGCGTAGCTGCCCCACCAACCGTATCACCAACACTAAGATTGGTTGCGGTGTTAGCTGCTGTAATAACATCAATCACACAATCAATAATTTGAGAGTTTGCGGGAATAACGACATTAGTAACTTCCGCTGCAACGGCTCCGCCGGAAAGATCTACTGAAAAAGTCTGAGCCATTACAACTTGACCGACATTGGAAATGTCAGAGCCAAGAGTTGTGCCTGTCGTGTTCTTAATTGTTCCGGCCTTAATTGGACCCGAAAAAGTGGTAGTAGCCATGTACGTCTCCTGTCGTGGCTAGTGTCAAACGCCCATTGCGTTTGTCAGGGATAAAAAATCATACAACAAAAAAGGGCGGCTGTGAAGCCGCCCTTTAACCCCTTTGGAGAAGAGGACTTTACGCGCCGGGTGTTCCGAACACTGAACGCCAATCTGAGACGCCGAAGCTGTAACGCTCACGGGCCTTAAACCGCATGTTTCCGGTGTCAAAGTCACCTTCCATAGCAGTTTTGATTGGTGAGCGGTTAAACATCTTGAAACCGTTAGGTGCGTCAGTCTTGATGAAAAACGCATCTGTATCAGTCAAGAAGTGGTTAACCACCGCGCCGTCAGGGATCATACCCATTGACCGCATGGCATTCGTGTCATTGTCAGCAGTACCGGGACGAAGGTTAGAGTTCATTACCCGCTCTGCAATAAACTGAAGTTCTTTTGGAATAATCAGTTTCATGCCGCGAATAGCAACTTTAAGCCCACGCTCATCAGTGATGCCTGCAATGTCAATCAACATCTGCTCCAGAGAAGTCTCATTGAGATCTGCTGCTGTAGCAAGAATGTTTGTCTGATTGCCCGACAGTGAAGGGTGTGCGTTTGAACAAAGAGCCACACCATCGCCAATGGGAGAACCAGCAGCAAAGGCGTTGTTCAGAACAGCCGCAGCTTTGATTTGCTTTGTCTGTGCCATTGAACGAGCAAGGGCCTTTGTGTAACGAGACGCAAGACGGTCGTACAGGTTATCTTCAATCGCTTCTTCCGTGATTGAAAATGCCAGTGCAATCGTCTCATGTGTATAACGAGCCGTGTAGGTCTCTTGAGCATCGTCAAAGTTGATGGCAGTGCCTTCGCCTTTAACAGGTGCCGTTGAGAAGCCCCCCAGCATCACTTCCTCTTCAAAGGCTCTGTCCGAAGACTCCTCTTCAAAGATTTCAGCGTGTTCGTTCTCGTAGCGATTGTATTCCAGACCAAACAGAGCGTTTAGGCCGGGTTCTAGCTCTTTTGCTAGTTGTGCGCGAGAAATAGCCATTGTCTAATTCTCCCTTCCTATATGCCTGTTGACAACGACGTTGTCTGTGACGCAGAAGCTGCCACAGGCGCGTTGTGGTGGAAATTAAACCGAACTACAAAATTTACCCCCGCTGATGCGAAATCAAGGTTTGCTTCATCTGTACTCAGATTAACAATACGCATGAAAAGCGTGGCTGTGGTAGCCGCGGTTGAAATATCTAGTTGGGCAGTGGAACGACCAGTAGCGGTTGACCCTGACGTAGCTGACGCAAGCGAACAGTTAGTAAAAAGATCAGCCAATGCTGTCGCACGGTTTGTGCAAGTTGTGTCCGCAGAAACCATAAACAATTGATTAGGGTTGTCTGCCACAAAAGCTTTCACTGGAAAGTTCGTATCAACGCTGACGTTGTTTGAACCGGGCCAGTAGTTTTTGAAGACAGTCTTCTTAGAAGTGCTGTCTACATATTCAACGCCCATAAGGACTCCAAGGGCTGGAACCGTACCACCGTTTGCATTGCCAACAATGTCAATTACGCCCGCAGCAAGCGGGATAACTGGTGAATGCTGATAAATAGCATTCGTATTGTCATTGGCAATCTCATATTGAGTCACACCAGTAGTGTTCGCTCCAGCACCATTTAGTCCGATTGGACGCAGACCAAAAGAAGTATCTTGGTTTGCCATTTTCTACTCCAATCAGGCCCTAGTTTTTAGGGCCACCAAAGGTTACACGCGATTGACGATCAGGTTTACTAATCGTCATGGTAGAGTGAGAATTTTCTCTCATCATATCGTGATCCACGGCTTCCATCTGATCAGCATTCCTACCATCAAAGTAGGCTTTCCTTTCAGCAACCGTTTCCAACGGAATACGAGCGAGAACTAATCCGCCAACTCCAAACACACCAGCATATTTACCTGAATCAATGACGGGAGCCTCAAAATCCGGGTACTCATCTTGGCGAACCAGTTCGTATCCTTCGCGTAGACGAGCAGAAATGTTTTTCTGATCATCAAATCCACGAACTTCGGATCTAATCCAACGATGCTTGTACCCGTCGGGCGCAGGTGGTGCGTCTAGCATAGACGGGGGAGCCCAAGGCTTACGCCTCGTCTCTTTCTCCCTTGTCTTACTAGCACGGGAGCTACGATCAATACCGTCAGTTTTTGTGATTTCAAACTCAGACATCAATCTTACTCCTTAACGTACTTAGCATATTCCTCAAGAGGCACACCAAGTTTCTTGGCAATTGCAACTTGAGAAGCGGTCAATTTGACCTTGCGAGGTCCAGATGCTTTAGCGGTTCTAGATGCGGAAGCTACCGTCTGAACTGGTCGGGAGCTTCTCTGACCGGGCTTTTCAAGCTTATGTGCAAATTCCTCTGCAATACGCCTGTCAAGCTCATTATAGTAGTCATCCGACGCCGGGTCAAACCCTTCGTCTTCAATTAGTTGTTTATGTATCCCAAAAGCCGCATAAGTCATGGTTTGATCCTTGCCAAACCACTCATTACGGTCTGCCCAATCTTCGGCTTTGGGGTCAGGCCTTTGTGGGGGAGCTTCCGGCGCAGCCTGTTGCGCTGGAACCTCTGCATCGGTCTCTTCTTTGACCCTAGATTGCGCTTGAAGGGCTCTTTCCCTTGCTAAAGTTAAAGACGCAAGTTGTTGTTGAGCCTCAACCGCAGCATCCGTGTCTCCAATTGACATGGCTTGCCGAAGACTGTTTTTAGCAGCCTCTAGTTCACTCTCAACCCTGCCTGAATATTCCTGAACATAACCTTGGTCAAGTTTACTCAGCCTAGCTTTTAACTCTTCAGATTCTCTTTTGACCGATTCCGCATATTTCAATGCGTCCTGCTCTCGACGCTCTGCCTCCCGGCGAAGCTTTGTCAAACGGTCTATTCGATCCTTAGACGTGGGTTTACGCTCTTTTTGAGGTTCTTCTGGTTCAGCTTCAGCTATCGCCTCAACACCCTCTGACTCTACCTCAATCTCAACGCTTTCTACCCTATCTTCTTCAGTTAAGTCTTCGGTCTCTTGGACCTCTTCTTTTTCTTTTACTGCGTTTTCCATAATTGCCCTCAATTGTGAAGAATATCTTCTGGGTCTAGAATGGTGGCGAGTATTTCATCATCATTCAAAACCCGGACTTCGCCGCCTTCAATCTTAAAACGAGAACCAGCGTATCGCGCAAAGATCACCCAATCTCCTTCTTGGCACCACGGCCCATCAGGAAACTTTTGTCCATCTGCATATGCTAAAGGCCCGGTTTTAAGAACGTAACCAACTTGAGTTGATATCTCGTTCTGAGTAACGGCTTGGTCGGGAAGCCATACACCGCCGCTGGTTTTAGCTTTGCCTTTATATGGCAAAACAAGAATACGCCACCCAGTGGGTGTAGGCATTCTATCTAGAAGGGGTTTGTCTATGAGAGTGGGATCAAGCACTCTCTCTGAGGGATCAACCCAAGGGGTTGACGGCACTTCTGCCGTATTTTCTGCTTTCGCAGCTTCAGTCATCTAATCGCTCCTGTTTATCTAGCAGGCTCTTGAGTTCCTGTTGAATATATTCCAAGCCTTCGATGTTTCCGATCAATTGCTTGTAATGTAGCATGTCCTTTACGCCGTTTGAGATAACAAGTTCAGAGATCTGTTCTTTCTTATCGCCAATCAGCTTCAGGATATGGTTCGTAATGATTATTCCATCCATATAAGAATATATACGTCGTTATGCGGAGATATGCAACTTACTTCTTGCCGAAAAATTTAGTCGCAGCCCGCGTTCCAAATGAAGCGGATACGATTATTCCTAACGTGTATTTATAATATTCCGGCATAGCGTTCAAAGCGGTAAACCCGTCAGTGACTATCTGCCTGCCCCAGTCGCCACAGAAAGCTAATACAAGCGGTACTGAAAATAAAATAGTAAGCCATTCGTCTTTCCAAGAGTTTTGGCTACCTTTAGCCATCTCTAGATCCCAGTCGATCTCACCCGTGGCCTTTTTTTCCATAATAACCGCTTCAGCCTTGGCCTTTGCGACTTTCGTTGCGCTTTCTGCCTTAGTTTTTTCCACTTTACCATCTAGCCACGTCCCTGCTAACGAAGCGATTGGTCCTATGAGGGCCTGTAACATTTTAGTATACCTTTACTATTTCGGGATCTACACGGCGCGGCACACAGTATGCCGTCACCCGGTCCTTTTGGTCAATGTACTGCGATAACCCGTAGTTGCCATACCTTTTGGACACTTCTGAGGCAAAATAATTACATTCTGTAACCGAATAAAAATACATGTCCGCACTGTCTAATTTGCGAAACTCCCCCGTACCAAGATACACCAACAATAAAAAGGCATCTATCACTTCCGGCTCATCCATGCGGTTGTGCCCATATATGCCCCAACGATGCCCGCTCCACTAATATAGAATAAGTTGCTTATATCAGACAGAGCTTCAATCCGCTCAAGCGGTATCCACGGCGTAAATAAAGCGGCTGTAAATAAACCCATACCCATCAAGGTGTATCTCGCCATACGCAATTGAGCCAAACTTTTACGCAAATCGCGCTCTGTCTCTCTGATTTCCTTGGCATGTTCTAACTCTGCGTCGGTAACGACACCATCTCCATCCATATCATATTTGTCGTAATCGCTCTCTGGCTGTAGCTTTTTACTCATTTCTGGCTCTCCCGTATCTCTTTCAGGCTTTCCTGAACCGTCATTTCTCTTTTGGCATTGGGGTCGTACTTGCATTGATATTCGGACGGTATGTACTCCATGTATGCAAAAATCTGTGACTCAATAGTGTTGTTTGCCCCCTTAAACACGCAAACCGTTTGCTTATTGTCCAGCTTCTCGCATTTTACCTTTCGGCAAGTCACCATCAAATCTTCTGCGTTAGCTATTGTCCCCTTCAAGAAGAAGACAAACCCAATTAACAGCCCTGCCCCAAAGACAAGCATTACTATCCACGCTACAATTTCTACAAACTTGCGTCGTCGTTGCCTTTGAAGATACAAAGTTTCTTGTCGCTGCTTTCTAATCTTTCCCTCCATAGCAATAAGCTCGTCCCACTTGGACTTGCCGTACATCATGCCTATAAAGTTTTTAAGATCAGTTCTCTGCTGTTCAGCATTTCTTTTTGCGGCAAACGTCTCCATTGCCTCTTGCTCAACAGACTTGCCCGCAAACAGCTTCTTGAAAATTGGGGGGTTTTTGGCTTCTTTTTCAAGCATATCCAAATCAGATAGAGCGCCCATCCAGCGCCCTAAATCACTTGCCATACTTTCTATGTCACGGCCTATCTGTACGCCCTTCTTCACAGCGTTAAACGCTGCGGTGGCAGTAGCCATGACGGTAATGGGGTCCATCGTTACCTAGCCTGTCGTTATGAATACAAGCTTCGGGGTGCCCCATCCCCTAAATTGTATTATTTATTTACAGCTAATGTAGCTTCCGCCCTTTACGGCAGCGCCCATGCCACGAGCAGTGCTTCTACCCATGCCTGTAGGCACTTTGACATCCGCTGTTTTACCGTAAGGAATACGGCCCTGACCTTGAATGTCCGCATACTCCACCGCCTTTGGCGCTGGACCGGGGGTGTTTGTTACAATCTTTACTACACTCATTCTACGCTCCTCATTTTCATGCGTTCTCGTTCTAACGCTGCTTGAATACGGGCAGCGGTCTGTTCTTCTTGGCTCTGAATACGCTCGTCAAATTGACGTGACTTATCCATCATCTGAGCCTGCTTCAGGTTAAGCTCACGCTCTTCCATCTCTCTATCATTCTGTTCTGCTTGTGCGTCAAGCTGAAGTTCCTGTTGTTTGAGCGCAATCACTGGGTCAGGCTCTCCTCCACCAGAAAGCTGCCGTCCAAGATCCTGAACCATCTTCATACCCTGCGCCATAATCTGTGCAGCCAAAGCGTCTACTTGCATCTGCGCTTCTGGCGGAACCTGTTGCTGCTGTGTCAGGCCAAGCTGCGCCATCGCTTTCTCTACAGAGTCAATCTGCACATGCTGCATGACGTGCTTCTGTAAAGCTACCGCTACGTCGGGAGTGCCGCCAACAAGTGGTGAGCCCCCAAATACAAGATGAGCCATGATATGCGCTTCATGGTTCTGCCCCGGAAATGCCTGCAACCTGCCACGGTCAAGAGCGTCCATGTTTTCTTGTGCCGGGTCCTTTGGCACAGGTTGAACGGACTGCTCGTTCTTCAAATACTTGTCAATGTCCCTAACGCCAAGGGCCTCGTACATGTCACGATATACCTCGTACATGTTGTGCATCTGCGGGGCCTGCGCCGCCAACTGCATCTTGGTTTGTGCCAGAGCGATCCTCTGCGCTTGCGAGAAAACATTTGGATTAGAGACAGGGATAACGTCCACAGTGTCGTCAAAATCTTTTGCCTTAACCGCAGAATCCACGCCCTCTATTGCATATGGGTAGATAGGCGGCAAACTCTCCTTCATTACACGCGCAAGAAGCTTAAATTCTATCTTCATCGCATAATGCAGGCGCTTATGCACCGCGCTCATCACGCGAGAGCCTTGCTCCATAAGGGCGATTGTAGTGCCCACTGCGGCCTGCTGGTTGCCGTCACCTACCTTCATGTCTGTTATAGTCGCAAAGCGTCTCCCTGCGTCCACAACGAAGCCTAAAAGCTGAAATAGGGTGCCATCCGGCCCCTTAAATGGCAGCGGCATAAGGCTGTCACGAATAGCCCCTCCGGGTGCGTCCACATCTCTGAACTCACCGGGCTGCAACGGGTCATCGTCGTCCCTGATCCGTAGTCCGCGGGCTTTGAAACCCGCTGGAAGGTTGGACAACGTGCCAGCGTCGATCAACTGTCGCAGTGCCGCCGTGGCGGTGCGTGACAACCCGCCAATTGTGTGAATTAGCCCCAATCCGTAAAAACCAAAGCCCGGAAGGAACTTGTAGTGAACAAAATACTGGATTTTTTGCTTCGCAGGGTCGTTTTCGCTGTAATTTCTGCGAATAGATAGGACTTGTCCGTTATCTTGGCTTATGGTTACGATATACGGCAGCTTGATTCCAGTAGGTTCACCGTCTTCACCCATGTCTTCGTACCCCTCAAGGTCCAAATCGACATGACATTCCAGCAAAGTACAGTCGTAGTCCACGGTTGACGGCTCCATGCCCGTGATTCGGTCCAATTCACCCGTCAAATCGTCTTCATTTCCCTGTTGTGGCAGGACAGGGATGTCCCGATAGAAGCCCGCGATCTGGTTTTTACGCAAATCGTTCAAACTCATACGCACAACATGAGTAATATTGGGACAACTTTGCAAATCCGCAGTCTCGTAGGGGACCACGAGGTTCTCTGCCGGGATAAATTTGCTCACGGCACGGTCTAAGTTGTCGTCATAGTACACTTTTTTGAACGTGCTACCCGCTAACGGCAGATAAAAGAGCATCTGATCCATGTCAGGCGTGTACTCTTCCATCTCATTAGTGATGTAATAGTTCATAAAGTCTTTGATACGCTGGGCTTGGTCGGATTTTGCCGCGTCTTCAGAGCCAACTATGGCAGTACGCACGGGCCCTCCCGCTGGCAACAACTCGTTGAACGCTTGGGCCTGAAATTGCACAGCAGCTTCCGCCAGAAGGGGATGCGTGACGCCAGATGCACCTCTGAAGGGCTCAGTCCTTTCTGAGTAGTTGAAGCCAAGAAGTTCAAGACCGTTGGCATAGGCATCTTCCCACTCCTGTCTACTTGCCTTATTCGCGTCAAAATCACTCGTAAGCTCACTGGCAATGCTGCCTAGCTCACGATCATCCATGTCCTCTGCCAAATTAGCAAAGAAATCAGTGCTGACCTCGCGCATAGACGGGTCAAAGTCAATAACCGCGCCACCCTCTTCATCAATCTCTATGTCGATGTCGCTAGGAGCCCCGGACATGTCTAATGTGCCGGGTGCTTCAATCTCAACTTCCGCCATCAACTCTTCCTGATCGACCTGCGGATTCTGATTGTCAACCAAGGATACGGGTGGTCTAGCCATGTTTTTCCCTCAAAATGTTGTTTACCTTACCATATAAGGTACAAATTCAGCAATCCCGCTGTTTACCGCGCCGCCTTCCTCGTACAGTTGGGCACCGGGCCGTGGTCCGACAGTAGCTTTTTTAACAGCCTCTCGCGCTTCTTCAAGAAGCTGGGCTGCACCTTTATTTTCACCACCAAATAAGCCTGTTTTTCTGGCCTCAACTATTTTTTTACCCGCTGTCATTAAATCAGATGAGGCTTCAATTCTTGCGGGCAGATACCCCGTACCCCTGATTGGGTCTATAGCCGCAACTCTTCTAAGTGCGTCTTCAACGTCCCTACGGGCAGATTTCAAGAGACTAAAGCTCTCGTTAAACTTTTGAGCCTCTGGGCCTTTATTGATTGAATTAGCAAAAGCAACCTTACGAGCATGGCGTGTGTCAAACAACTGCATTACTAGATCCGCATACCCCGCAGGAACTGTAGCATTTACGTCTTTAAGAAAATCCTCCCTTGAAACACGTCCTATGTCTGTATTCGTTAAACGCCTGATTTGGTTTTTAACCTCAAAGGGAACATCAAAAACGTCCGCCCTTAATGGACTGAGATTGTTCTCCACCTTTTTTACAGGGCTCCCCGGCATACCTTTAAAAGACAAAAAGCCATCATCTGCAATAAACGAAATGGCCTCCCAAGCCGGGTATTCTCCAGAAGTGATTTCATCAGTAAGACGTTTTAGTTCTTGAGGGTCATTTGCTCTTCTGGCATTCATCAAAGATAAAAACTTATACTCGTATTTAGTAGGAAGACCTATCTCCAAACCATTTCTTTGATCCACCGATAAAAGATCTAGGAACTTTCTTGAATCTCCTTTCACAGAATCGTCAATTAAGGTCCTCTGAAGTTCTAAGGCTTCTGCCCTTACTGCGTCTTTAACTTTATCTGACTTGGTCGAGTTTGTTCGCAAACGGAAATTTTCTAAAGAATCTAATAAATTCTGTCCTGCGTCCCCGTAGTTGTTGATGATACGGTCCCTCTCCACAGTGGTTTTCATCCCCATAGGGAGCGAAAGCTCCGTTGCAGTGTTGTAAATCCCGTTGTCAATAATGCTGCGTGTTTTTGGGCCAAGAGGCGTAGGCGCATTTACCGCAAGGTCAAACTGCTTGAGAGCCTGATCCAAAGGAATATTTTGTCTATTCGGGTCCCCAACGGTACTCCCAAAAGTGGTGCCAAAACTTTTTCGGGCACTGTCTAACGCAGTCAAAGCTTTAAGTTCGTATTCTGCGGTTGCTAAAACATCTTGGCTCTCCCGTTGCGTAAGCTGACGGGGCTTCATGCCATGTGAAAGGTCTTCGTGAATGTGAATTTCACTCTCTATATATTCACTATTAGGCTTCTTAGAGAAAGGTTTTTCAGGATTGTACGCAGTAACCAAATACGCCGCAGGACTTAGATCCTCAACGTCCTGCATTGTAATGTCTTTGTACTCGTAAATAGGCTCCCCGGTTTGATCGTCAAATTTACCTGTAGCCTTGTACCCCTTCTTCTGCGGTTCTACCGCAAGCATTCTTTCAATTCTTGGAACATAATTATCACTACCGCGACCTGTGAAATCCCGATAAGACACAGAAGCGTCCGTCCCTAATGAAAATCCGGGGCGTCCCTTCTCCGCACTCGCCGCAGCCCCCTGACCAAAAGCATCTCTAATCCGATTGCTAAAACCAAAATTCTCTAAAAGTTCCGTAACATCAACCTTCTCTCTAGAAGCAAGATCGGCAATCCTAGAAGGATCTATAGTGTATTTATCCACAGGCGCTGCAAGTGGGGGCATGTTCCTCCCAAAAGAATCTGGGCCTCTCTTAGAACCTCCAAAAATAAGATCTTCCAAATTATCTGGGACTTTAACGTCCATACCCATATACTTTGAACCATGCGCTAACCCGCGTATGCCGCCGCTTCCCCCGCCCAAGCTGCGAATTGTGACAGGGTCCGGTTTCCGCGCTTCTTGACCCCCTCCTAAAAGAGGACCAAAAGGGCCTATACCGTATTCAAGGTAAGGTTCCAGAGCCTCGTCTATGTCTTCTACCCTATCAACAACATCTAGTTCGTTCATAGAAGTTTCACGTTCACTTATTTCTTTACGGAGGCTGTCTACAGGATTCAGTAAAGCTTCTTCAGGATTTTCAAGCCTTCTTTGTACAGCGCGGGCTTCACCCTCTCCATACACTGTTTCATACGCCTGTATTGCGTAACGTCTTAAAGCTTGTGGGTTTTTAGCGGCTGCTTCTGGGAATCGCTCTTCAAGCATTTCATATATTTGTGCGGCAGACGCACCCCGGGGGAAACCTTCTATATCCTGAACGGCGTGTTGAACTTCGTGAAACACCACCGATTGAAATTCTTTTGCATCATCAAGATCCTTTACAGCGATCATTGGTTTACCAGAGGGGCTCTCTGCCGCATCAATATATGCCGCCGAAGGGATATCAAAGGGTGACTCTCCTTCATTCGCAGTAAGTCGGATAACTTCTATATCTCTTAATTGAGGGTACTCGTCAAAAAGTTCTGGGAAATCAACAACCTCATCTAATGTCAAAGCTCTTCCGCCAAGGGTTACCAGAGCGCCGTTTTCTATAAAAACGCCTTTTCGATAACTGTCGTCTAAACCAAACGCCTCCCCCGTTCCGTATTCTACGTTTTTCTTGCCTACCGCTTCAGAGCGAAGAGACGAGTTTCCCGTTGGAATTTCAAACCTAAATCCTTCTTGCCCCGGAGACATGGAGGAGGTGGGCGCTCCAAATATGGCATCATCAAAGTAGCCCTTTACCGATCTAAAAATGTCGTCCGCAGATTTACCCATAGCCCGCAAAGACAAAGCTGTCTTTTCTCTTGCTGCCCCAGTTTTAGAACGACGACCACCCATAATTCCAAGAACAGTGCCCCCGTCTCCTGCTGTTCTCGCAATGCTCTTTGCTGTGCCAAGGGCCAAGGCCCCGGAACCTGTTACCAAAAACGGATCAATAGTAGATATTTGTCCCGTGTCCGCGTCCTTTACACCTTCAAAACCCTGCGTTGCAGCAATGCCCGCAGCAAGCTGCTGCGAAGGTATCTGCTTAACCGCTTCTACAAACGCCTCTGCGGTATCTCCGGGGTCCTCCATAAACTGCCTGTAAAAGTCAATGCCACCTTGAACAATAGGAGGTAATGCCGCTTCGGCCTCCCCGTATGTTCCCTCAATAATTTCTCCCGGATAAACAACACCCATGTCTTCATAGGTGCTTTGGCTCCTTGGGGTTATTACAGGAAAACGAGTGGGGGACAGATATTCCGCGTAAATAGATTCAAGACCACCCAAAATGGGTACGTCTCTAAACTGTCTCAATTCTGGTGGGATGCCCTGATAGAAATCGTCTTCATCCATAATATGCGCGGACCCTTGTGTACTTTTCTTCGTCTATGTCCCAATCATCAGACGGCAAAGACACAAAGTTGCCCTGTCGGTAACGCATAAGAGCCTGTGTCATGCTATCCACAAGGTCATCATACTCGCCATTTGGAAAAGCCGCAACTTCCTCTATCATCTCGTCAGCAAACGGGTCGTCCGTGGCATACACCATCCCCGCTTCAAACATAGGTGAAACAGAATGTACGCGAGACACCTTGTCCGTTCCGCGAGACGGGGTAAAGTTCACAACAGGAATACCCATATTGCGTAATTCTTGGGTCAAAGGGGTCCCTGAAGCCTTCGCTTCAATGATTACCGTGTCAGGTTCCCAAAAGTTATAGTTCTCAAAAGCTACCTGCTTCAATTCAGGAAAATCCCACCGCCCCTTCTTGCTGTCCAACAAAATAAGCGCAGGGGGACCCCCCGCTTCTTCCGGCCTGAACACGCCCCACGTCGTTATCGCAGAATAATCCGCCGTCTCCTTCTTGGAAAACGCCGTGTCGTAACTCTGAATTACATACTCAAGACTAGGTACCTCACGCTTCTCCCACTTCTTCCACCACTCACGAGGAATAATCGCATTCTCATCACCCGTTGGGCGCTGCTGATACTGCGCGTTCCATTTGGAGGGCGGGATCGACGCCTTCACCCGTTCAAGATCGTCCTTTGACCAAAACTCCGGCCAACAAGGTTCCTCATCGTCCATGATGGCAGGCAGTTCTACAATCTCCCACTGATCTGCCTTCGGGTCCTGACCCATCTTCTTGATCAATTGACCCGTCAAATCCTTCTGCGACCACCGGGTCATAACCAAAATAATCGCACCACCCGGCTGCAAACGCTGACGAGGGCCACCAGTGTACCAATCCCAGTCATTATCAAAACCAGACGCACTCATCGCCGTCTGCTCAGAATGGGGATCGTCAATAATAATTAAATCACCACCACGGCCCGCGAGGTTTGAGCCAACACCAACAGCATAATACATGCCACCGCGAGACGTATCCCAACGACCCGAAGCTTTACTGTCCGCCGACAACGTGGCTTCAGGAAAAATCTCTGTATAATCCTCGCGTTCAAGAAGGTTCTTGACCTTACGACCAAAAGATACCGCAAGTTCCGTAGTGTGCGTTGCCTGAATAATTTTCATACCGGGGTTTTGACCAATAAACCACGCAGGCAAAAGGTATGACGCGAACTCAGATTTAGTGTGACGAGGAGCCATGTTGATAATCAATCTTTTCAGGGACCCGTCAGCCACCCTTTGGAACTTCTCCGCTATTATTTGATGGTGGGGCCCCGCAATAAACTCCGGCCAGATAGCTTTTACAAATGATAAAAAATCGTTTTGACAAGCTTCAATGCGATTTAGCTGCGCTAATCGTAATTGTAACTTAACGGCTTGTTCTTGGACATCTGAACTCATGGGGGACCCTATATGTGAGAGTATAAGATAACACTTTTATTATCGTGGTAAACCATCTTTCTGCTAATTACTCATTTTGGGCGTGTCCCAAATAGTTCAATACCAAAAATTTATATTAGCCATCAAAACCTGTTTGTTTTTTTATTGTACTGTTCGCGAAAAACTTGGACTTTGACGTCGTCTCCCCGTGCAGCCGGGCCAAAAAAATTTGGCCGCGGGCCTGTAATCGTTGTCCACCCTCGAAAATTAAGTTTACCGGGGCCCCGGACCTTTTCAGATTTTTCGATCCAGTAAGATTCGCGGTCCAGTGATCCCGGCGCTGAAATCACGCGATCTGGCGCTGGAATCGCGTCGGCTGCCGGGCGGTTTTTCGCGCCGGGATCGGTGACACCCGCGCCCGGTCCCCGGCTCCCGGTACGATCTGGGGGAATAAAAGGCCGGGGGCCTTTGTAAGTTATTTAAGGATTCAATCCCATAAAACCGCGGTTTTCAGCCATTTTAACGGGGGATTGCCCGTGTAATTATGTTTTGGGGCCTGAAAATCGACGTTTTGAGCCGTTAAAATAACTATTTGAGCAAATATCTAGATATTGACGACTAGGGGCTGCCGTGCGGCTCGGCCACCGCAATATGTGGTAGGCGCTCGGCTGCAGGCATAAAAAAACCCCGTCCGGGGATATCCCGGGCGGGGTTGTTTGATTATGCGGCTTCTAAAACTGAGGCCTTACTAACGGCTGCCCAATTGGCTCGGCTCATGTTTAAAACATCACCGCCCAGTCGCTGCCATTGGTCGACGTCGTCCGCTGGTGCCTTGTGAGCTGCTGCGGTCACTGCGTTCAACAATGTTGCCCGTGATACGGGCTGACCCGCATATCCGGCTTGTCCTACTGTCTGGATCAATCCGTCCATTATTGAACTGGTCTGTTTCTTTGGCAGTTTAAGAACGGTTCCGAGCTGCTGCACGGCCTTTTCGGTCGCTGTCCCTTCGATAACATCCCCCGCTGCCTCTTTCATCTGATCTAAAACACGATCAAAAGAATCACGGCTTGCATAATTTCGGACAAGGTCCCGCAATTTGAGCGATAGGCTGACATTGTCCGCGTCTTTTGCTTCGTCGGAAAGAATTGACCAAACATCCGAATCCCCGCGCGACGTTGTAACGTGGTTTTTGCGGTGTCGGTTTTCGGTCTGCATTCCATTGAGACAGGCCAGTGTCCAATTAATTTGAAACAATTGAATTGAACCGTTGCCCGTTTCGGAATTACTGATGCCGATTCCAAGTGCCATCAGGTCCCCGACGTTGGCCCCCTCGCCAACAATAGTTTCGGATTTAAACCGGGCATAAAGCCGTTTTTCGGTTATATCCGCGTTCACTATTTTCCAAGCTGCGTCTGAGTCCATCAATTCCGGCAACACCGATTCCATTAGGTGGACATTGTCGAAGGTTTTGAACTTATCAGAAACAAAAGCACGGGCGATTCCAGTGTTCCCGGATTGTGAATCCATGTGGGCCCGGATCATCCGCTGCTGGGGTTCTTTCTCCCAAATTGCGTTTACTAAGCCGTCCCAATTGTCGGGATAATTTGCCCGCAACCTGCGAGCGGTCCTGACGTCAATTTCGGCCCGTTGCGCTATTTGATCAAAAGCAACATCGTTGACTCGTAACTGGCGGGTGGGTTCCCCGCCCTGCCCCTCTAGAATTATCTCGCTTTCAGGTTTATCGTCCCAATTGCGAGTCCTGTAAAACAGGTGATCTGTTGGGGCCAGAAAATCCTCCGACCGGGCTGCCTGATCCTGTACTTTAATCAGTAAGTTTTGCAGGGTGCGGCCTTCGTTTTCAATTACGTTTTGCATAGTTGACTCCATTAAGTTTGATTGGGTTTCGCAAAATATAAGGCCGCTATATCAATCCCTGCGGCAACCCGGACTAGCACGGGGCGGGCGGTGTGAACTTCAACCGCTAATGGGGCAAAGGCCGGGGACGTGTCCCCCGGGCGGTTTATCCGCCCGTCTCGGCCTGACCATTAATGATCTCACCTAGTCAATGATCAATATGGGGGCAATCTCACAACAACACAAGGTTTTTTTAAAAAGAAAGCCCGCCCGGATTAGGGGCGGGCTCGGCTGCCGGGGCGATTCCTGCTGCGGGTTTATTCTTTGCCAATATCCCCGGCGACGTGATGGCGGATTGTGGCGTTGTGCGGCAAGGTTTCGGACCATGCCCGCAATGCGTCCGCATCGCTTAATTTTTGATCCTGATTGGCTGTGTTATTCCATTGCAGCCTAGCAGGCCCGCCAGCAGCATAGCAGCCGCCCGATGTTGATTCATCTTCCGCCTTTTTCTTGCCGTTTCCATGTGCTGTGAATCCGACTACATAATCACGATCTAAACGGGCGCAAAGTGGGCCATCTTTCCCGCCACAATTGCCACAATTTACATGCGGCATATACTCAGCAAAGCATCTGACAATTTGAATTGGCCCGCCCGGTATATCATCGCGGCTCACTTTTAAGCTTTTGCCATTCTTCCAAATTGAATCTTTAACAACGGTAACCGCGGGCGCAATTTTATTTGCCGCAATTGCAACGGCCTCCGCGATATTACGGGCACTATAATTGATAGTGGTTTTTGTTTCGTTTAATTTGTGCGCCCAGTTCAACGGATTAAAATGGGAATAGGTCCAACTAAAACCCCGGCGGCGCTTTGAATCTAGCAATGCGTCCAGATAATCAAAATCAATCTGTCCCGGCCCGCACCCGGTCCCGCTGGCGTTAAGCTCACAATTGGCCGGGCAAGTTCCAAAGGCGTTTTTATTGCCCGCGCGATAAGTAACGGAAATTGGCCCGGTTTTTACATTCCGGCTAATGTCTACAGTTTTTAACATGATGAACCCTCTTTATATGTGATTGATCCCATACTATAGCAAACAAAAAAGCCCGTCAATAAACGGGCTCTTTTTTTTATTTTTTTGTTCGTTTCACTGGTTTTATTTCATACCGGGACCGGGCCTTTTCAAGGCTCGTTGTTCCGTACAAAAAGAAATAATAAATTTTTGCCAGAAAAAACATCAAGCGCAGTCCCGCTGGTCGTGCTGGTGATCTTCCCATTGTTGAAACAATCTAGCAATGGCATCTCCGCGCCCGTGTTTTATTTCGATTGTTATATACTGACAAAAAGCTTCGGCGTCGCTCAACGCTTCCGCGAGACGATAAACGGTGTCTGGATCGTGTGATCCTCCGCCTTTCCAACAGACATAGGGTTCTTTTTCCCGGTGCGGTTCCCACGCAACATTCAATGGATATTCTATAAGACCCTCAATTTCATACCACCACCGAAACTCACTAATATGGTCTAAGGTGAGTTCATGCAAAGCTGGGATTTTATAATTTCCATTTTGGCCTTTTGGTTTACATTTATTGCGATCATATTTTATGCAATAAAGGCGCTTAATTTTGCTGTTTCTTGGCTGCATTCTTATCTCCATCGTTAGGTTTGATGGGTATAAGATAGGTCCTATAAAGGAAATGTCAAACGGAAAAAGTCAGACCATTGTGCGGGGTTTTTAAACTTATGCACGGGCTCGGTCAAAAGCCCGCTGCGGGCTACCATAATTGCTTGATCCCCGCCAAATACAAAAACATCTGCATTTTTATCGCGCACAAAAATATAGGTCGGAGCGTGTTGGTGTTGTGTCATCCATGAGATTTGGTGAGGGGACAAACGGACAGATGCCGTTTTGGTGGTTTTAAGTTCTACAAAGTAAAATTTCCCCCGCTCGTCACATACGACAAGGTCGGGGACGCCTTGGGATGCCCAACTTTCCAAGCGGGTGAAAACAAGATCAGGTCGGAACTTTTTCTGATTTCTCTTTATTGCTTGGTAAAAGTCCGACTCCAGATTTTTCTTCGGTCTTTTCTGTGGGCGTAATATTGATGACGGAAGCTCCATATTGATCCGCTAAGTCCTTTAACGCTTTTTCTACTTCTTCCCGGCTCATACTGTCGATAGAGCCATGCCGCACTTCGGATTTACTTATGTATATATCGCCTTGAGCTTGCCCACGGGCTTTCTCCGCCTGAACGGCTGCGGAGTATGCTCCGTCCTGCAAAGCTCTATCCCTGATCTTCTGAAGGTCGCGGATGTGCCGTCCATACGTCACCCGGTACTGTTCATCTAATTCTTTACGATAGCGCTTTATTGCAGCTACAACATGAGGGTTCAGATTTGGGTTTGTTAATTCAGAAGCTTTAACAGAGGCGCTTTTTTCAGGATATCCTGCATTTAACGCGGCCTGCTTCTTTGTGATCATGCCATCGTGCGAAACAAATTCTTTTACAAAAGCGATTTGTCTTTCTGTCAGGGGTGTTTCTTCTGTCTTTCGCGGCCTTCCAAGCGGCTTTCGTTCTTTTTTAACAATCCTCATGCCTGCCCTCATTTAGATGAATTACCCCCAAAATCTATGATAACAGGGCCTACAAGGCAAGGTATTCAACAAATCAACCATATTTTGGTTAACCCAAATATGTTACATGTAACACAATATGCTACAGATTCTTCCTCTTTTATTATGCCAAAACAACAATGTAGCATTTGTTACATTTTTCACACCGTGTTTTGCAGAAAAAAAAATAAAACTATTTTTCTGGCCTATATAAGAATTACGAAAGCCGGAAACCCTTGCTCACCAAGGGCTAGACCTGTAACTTTTTTGCTTTTTAATGGTGTAACAAAAGTTACACCCCGCTCTGTTTCCAGAACGAGGTGTTAAAACGTAACCAAACCTAACGGAGGAGATCCGTTGTCCGTGTACGTTACGCCCCTATATTTTGCCCGTCAAGCAAAAAAAGTGGGCCAGTCCCGCAGAACTGGCCCTGCCATCCCTACACAACTAAGGGTTGGCAATTAAGCGGCGTCCTCTTCCATGTGCGCCTCATGCGATATCCGAAGCTGATTACACCAGTCTTTTTGAAACGCCTCATGCGTGAGTCGTTCATCTTTAGACGGTGTCATAGAGCTACGGGTCAACTTAAAGAAACCGACAGGAACAATTTTGTCGGCGTCTTCTGAGTGCCACGACAGGCAGCCCATGTCCGTGATATTTATTCGATCAGTCGGACAGTACCAGACTTGAACGAACTGTGGGTAGTATGATGAGCCAAAAGCTTTTGCTGCATTGCGGGCAGCGGTCACCGGGTCGGTGGCCTTGGCCCATGTGCCGTGAATACCTGCGGTTGAAGCGAGGAAGGTCCCACCATTAGGCAAGACGTGGTCAAATGAATCAGTCATAACTGACTCCTTTCGGAAGGTTGATTTACGTTTTAAACAGCGGCGGGTTGGTTAGACCCGCAGACGATCTTTTGATCGTTCTAAGAGTCTAACATATGGGATTAGTCCTGTACATGTGACAAAATGTCGCAGGCTAAGTAGTTGATTTCATTGAATAATGGGTGCGACACTATGTCACATGGTCTTATATAGTCCCGTATGGTAGACTCTTATTAGCTTCGGAATCTAACCGGAGCTTGAATGTTTCACGTGAAACATTCCGCTATTTGAAAACGTGAACCAAACAAAGGAGAAGGATATGCCTTCAATTGCAAATAACTTTGCGCGTGTCGAAGTTCCTGAAGAGCAGGCTAAAGTTGGAATAATTTGGGTCTGTCTTAATTCGGTGGATTTCACCGGGAACGACAAGGCGGTAAAAGAGCATCGCCGTTTGCTTCTGTCATATCGCCGGAAGATTTCGAAGCTCAACGACATTGAGCCCGCGCAGGTCGAAAGCGAAATGCTGGATCATTACGAAGAGCTTAAAAAGCTTCGTAAGAAGTGGGCGGTGTAAGATGGCTCTTGATTTAACGATCCAGATTGACGGTTACTTTAGTGCCGACTTTAAATGCAACGAAACCGGGAGGTCGTTTATTCTGGGAGAAGGGCCTTTTAACAGTGGCCTAATCTTTTATGAAGTAGGCGGTGGGGACGCAGAGAAAATGCTTTCCGACTATGACGTCCCGCTGCTGACTTTTGGTCGAAACTTTAAGACCAAACAAAGCACGGTCCTCGCTAAGTGTATTCAGTGGTTCGATGACCGCGAAGAATTTCACGGCGGCATTGTTGCGAGAATAAAAGAATAAAAGAAAAACCCCCGCCACTGAGCGGGGGTTTTTCAGTGGTACTCTCCGCCGTGGTTCGCGATCCCGGCTTGGTTTTGCGCGAGGTCTCTTGCGATGCTGATCATTTCTTCTGCATCTTCTACTGTTTTGCAGGCTAGATAAGCGCACTCCATTAGGTGGGTCATCATGCCTATCAGGATCAGGGGTTCGTGTTCCGCGGCCATTGCTTGAACATGCTTGCTCATAAGTTCGACGCTATCGGAGCCCATTTCGTAACCTAGAGCGAAGTCTCTATGTTCCGGGTTTACTTCCACCTCTTGTGGTTCGTTGTCGTTGGTCATCCTTGTAGGATCCTTTCCCAATGTTTTTTTATTTCGGCGGCTTCCTCGTGAGCCTTACGGGTAAAGCCCTTCTTGCGAAGTAGATCATCACAATGCAGCTTAACGATTCCATTGATCTTATCAACGGAATCAGCCCACGTTGGTTTATCGTCATTGGTCCGCAGCATGAGGGTTGCCCCTACATCCCCGGCGTTATTGATCATTGCTTCCACGATCTCGCTCTCCTCTTTGTGTTTTTTCACAATTTTTTCTCCGTTTTAATACAGAACAATTCTTGGTTATTTGGAACTTCCCGCACAAAGCGTTCTTCGGTCAACGCAACATGGCAAGCTGACATCTTATCGTGAAAGCTGAGGATTTCAACGGACGCCCCCTGTAGCGACGTGATCGTCACAAGTATTAAAAGATGATTCATTGAACAATTCCTACATAAAATTCTTCGGTAATGTGTGGTTTAGGCCGTAGAACTCTTCAGGCATCTTGTTGCCTTTGGACAGGTTTTCGCTGGCCGGGATGACTTGCAAATTCCACGGAACGTGCAGTCCGCACACTCTGTCGTGAGTTAACGGATAATAATGATCAACGTGATGTTCAACGCCAGTCTCTTTCGTTAGGCGCTTCCGCTCTTCGTAAATCGGCACAAAGGAATCCCAGTTTACCCATTTGACCTTTGCTTTTTTTCGTTTGTAGTGGCTTAATCGCCCCATAGCAGACACGCGCTCTTTGTTTTGGCTGGCCCACCTTCTAGCGTTGCGCCTAACTCTCTCCCGATCTTTTTCTGTGAAATTGGCACGGTATTTCGCGTCTTTACGCTTATAGTATTCAATGTTGTTTCGGTAATGCTGCGCCTTGCGCCGGAGATGTTCTTCCCGGTGCGGGGACTTTGGGTCCAAATATCTATCCCTCGCCCATTTCTTGCTATGCTCTACGTTTTCTTTCCTCCATTTTTCGCGGTAGGCTTTCGCCTCTGAGGTGCGTTGGCGCTCTGCCGCGCACTCGCAGCATTGTGCGCTTATGGTGAAACGCTCTGAGATATGCCCTTTCTTTTTGCAGGGCTTACCGTCGCTGTATCGCTTGAGACCTTTGGCCTTTGCAACGCCTCTTGGGCTTTTCGGATCTACTCTCTCATATCTATTTTCACGGACACACTCTATGCAGCCAAACGGCACTCCGACATATCTGTCACAGGTGTGGCCTCTATTGCAGGGTTTGCCTGTGTTAAATTTTTTCAACCCTTTCTCCACGGCTGCGTCTGACATTTCCCGAAGTGTAGGCATTTACGTTCTCCCTAGTTGTTGTAACCTGTATATAAGATTTATCGTATAGATAGTCAACAGGGTATTGACACTTTATGGGATTAGTCTTACCTTCATCTAATAGCCAACCAAACAAAGGAGATTGTTATGGCGAGAAAACCTTGGTCTGAAAAAGCTAAGAAGGCCCAATCGAAGCGTATCAAGAAGATGTGGGCGGATAAAAAGAAATCCAAAATAAAAGAGGCTTCGGCAACTTTGAAGCCAGTCAAAGAGGCTTACATTATGCCTCCTCCCGTTATCGTCGAGGAAAAGGTTGAAGAGCGTGATCTGAACACGGTCAGCGCGACGTGGGTGAAGTACCATCTCAAAGAGTGCATAAAGGAATGCACTACAAAGGCGGAGATGACAAAGTATCTTGAGGACTCTATCGAAACGGTTGATCGGATTATGTCTGACGATAGAAAAGAGTCTCGTCGTCGTCACAAAGAGGACGCTATCCACGACAATGTGACGGACGCTGAAATCTTGATCATCGGTGATGGTTACAACATCAACGGCATCCAAGAGCCACAACGCATAATGGGTTCAATACCATTCTGGGTTCCTTACAACGTGTCGATGTTTGATCACTTGAGGGAAGATCCAGAAGCCCGTGAATGGTTCTTTGATGTTATGGGTTCTGCCCGTCAGGTCGCGGTAACAAACCACGGCTGGCCTGACCAGAACATTAGTGTGCAGGTCCGGTTTACGTTTACTCATGTGAACGGTTGATCCAATGGGACGCGAGAAGGACGATTTTTACCCCACCCCGCCGGAAGCTGTCCGGGTTCTGATGAAGTTGATTGCTGAAGGAATAACCCTTCATTGTTACGACAAGGAAATCTGGGAGCCTGCCTGCGGGGATGGGGCTATATCTAAGATACTCGACATGGAATATGATCTCCGTGTCGAGTCCACCGATTTGGTGGACCGGGGTTACGGGACCGCAGGCGTTGATTTTCTGATGGAAACAAAGATGCCTGCCCCGTGGATTGTTACAAACCCGCCATATAGGTTGGCAAATGATTTTGTTAAGCACGGGCTCAACCTGCTTGCAAATGACGTCCACTCCCACGGCATGTGCATGTTTTTGCGTTTGTCCTTCTTGGAAGGTCAGAAGCGTTATGCTGAGATTTTTAAAGATCACCCGCCATCTGATGTAATTGCTTTTAGCAAAAGGCTGACGCTATGGCGCGGGGACCAAGAACGGGCGGGCAATGGCACTACGGCTTATGCTTGGTTTGTGTGGATGCGGGATGGTAATTATGGAAGACGCCCGGAGTTGCATTGGGATGCAGACTTTGAAAGACTAGAAGAATAAACACGGAGTTACGTTATGAATATAATTCATGGGCTTTCAAAATGTGATAAGTGTGATAACAAGGCCGACGCAAAGGAGGGTAATGCCCTCCTTTGCACGAAATGTTGGTTTAAGATGTACGCGAAGCATGAGACGCCTGCGGCTCTTCAGAGTCGCGTTGAGCGTATGGCGAATCTTCCTGCATCAACAAAGACGCTTTAACACCTAAATTATAAAGAGCCTCCTGCATAGGATTGTCGGAGGCTTTACCTCTTCCTGACATAAATACTTCTGCTGGACACCCTGTTTCGGGGTGATAGCTGACAGTTACAGAAAGACCCATTCCAACGTCTTCTGTTATACACGGCCTGCGATTAGGTAACTCAGACATTTTGTCCTCCTCTTTTATAAGTTATCCATCGTAAGGAGAACATTTAAGAAAAAACAGTCTTGACCTTTATCGTTTTTTTACTTCATAGCCTTCAGCTTTACAGAAGACATCAAAGATCACTTTAAGCTGCCCGGAAATACTTCTGTTTTCCATGTCAGCAATCATCTTGATGCCCTTGTATATATCAATCGGAACTACGATTGATTTCCATTTAGAAACATTCATAACACCCTCGTTAGTGACTGTGTATTACAAGAGAATATAGGACTTTATGCACCTAAATACAAGGCAAAAAAAGGCCCCGCACAAGGCGGGGCAGGAGACGATAACCGTCTGGGAGGAAGCACTATGATCACATTGAACCGCCCCAAGAGGGGCCCATCTCAATATCCGTCTTCATAGGCACTTTTAGTTGTATCGCATTGCACATTGTTTCAGCAAGTTTTTTCGCTTCTTCTTCACTTTTTACGCTAAAGGCCAACTCGTCATGCACTTGCAGTAAAGGCAGTGTCCCTTCCTTGTACAGGTCAACCATAGCTTTCTTGGTCATGTCTGCTGCTGACGCCTGTATGAGACGATTAAGAGCTTTGTAGGCGTATGCTCGTTGCAGGCTGACGTTAGGCCCGTAGTGCGCTATTGCCTCGTCGTAGGTCATGGTCTTGTGCATACCAAAAGCCTTTGGTTCAAAATGTGGGAAACGGCACTTGCGCCCAAGAAGAGAGCGAATCGAACCTTCAGAGTTACCGTTCTGCACCCGGTCCTGCACCGCCCGCATTAACTTTTTAACGAAAGGAACCCGGTGGTCATATTGTTCCATAAGCTCTTTGGCTTCTTCCTTTGACAGATCTAGCTGATCAGAAAGCTTGCCTACGCCCATGCCATACATCATACCCAGATTGATTGTTTTAGCCTGTTTACGAGGGATGTCTGCCATACCTGCGACCATGTCGTGAAAGTCCATGTCTGGGTCATTAGTGTACCCGTCAACAAATTTATCGACCTTTGGCATATCCAAGCCTGTGCCGTCCTGATAAGCAGCGGCAAAGTGAACCAAGATCCGTGGTTCCTGTTGCGAGTAGTCGATAGACGCCCACTGTTCACCTTCTTCTGGCATAAAGACTGACCGGATCATCGGTCCAAGGTCCGGGTGCCGTGCAGGAATTTGCTGTAAGTTCGGGTTGGACATAGAGATCCGCCCACTGACGGTGCCCCCGTCATCGGATCTGATCTGGTTTATATGCCCGTGAATGCGGTTGTCTTTACCGACATGCTTCATCAAGCCGTCCATGAAGGTATTCTTGCTTTTGTTATACTCACGGGCCTGCAAGATGCTCTTGGCAAGCTCATGGTTATGCGTAGCCAAAAAGCCTTTGGTAAAAGACGGAGCGCCCTTGTCTGTCTTTGGGTAAGGTATACTCAAGCTGTCAAAAGCATCGGCTATGGATTTAGCTGCCCATATCTCCACGTTGAACCCTGTCAGGTCCTTGATCCGCGATAAGGCTTTCTTTTCTTCTTTGAGCATAAACTGTGATGCGCGTTCTATGGCGTCGATGTCTACGCGAATACCCCGCAGTGTCATGTCCACCAAGCACGGTAGAAGATCACGCTCTAGTTCAAAGACGGTTGAGAGCCCTTGATTATTGACCTGCACCTTAAAATATTTCCAAAGCTCCAACGTAAGGTCTGCGTCTGCGGTTGCGTATTCGCCCACAAACATTGCGGGCATCTTCCACATTTCGGCCTTGGGGTCTAAGCCAAAGCTTTTTGCAGCTTCGACTAATCCCTTCTCTGATTTGGTTTTGTTGATATGATCATAGCACACAGAGTTAAGGCTGAAGCTAAATCTGTTTTCATCCAAAAGAGCCGCAACTACCATCGTATCGACGATATTGCCGTTTACCTCAAACCCCTCTGCCTTGAGCCAGCCAAGATCATACTGTGCATTGTGCATGATCTTATCGCCCGGAGAGGCCAACACCTTCTTCATCCAGTTGTTTACTATTCGCTTGTCTAGGTTACCCCCACCAAGATGCCCGATAGGAAGATAGCCGCTCCATCCATCAACGGCCACAGCGTAGCCCACTATTTCCCCATCCCCGCGGGGCCAGCCGGGGCCCAGTGTTTTGATATTTGGGTCTCTGGTCTCAAGATCAATTGCGATCTCTGCGCGATCTGTGATGTCAGGTAACTCAGATGGTGGAACCCAGTCGGTTTCTTTATTGAACATGACAAGCTGTAGCCCTTGCGGTTTCATTTGTTATCCATTCTAACTGTAGCCCGTTGAAGGAGGAGGGATGCAAGATGCACCATTTGTTTTGGGGTCAGATCCTTTTGAGCTTGGCGCGTACCAATTACTAAAAGGCAGCCCGCATCGTTTGGAACGATCAGGACGGGATGATCCTCTTCTTCTGCTCGTTTGAGCATATATTCTTCATGCCTCATATTGTGTAGCTCCTTAGACCATCGACAGGGGAGACGATATACAAATTCTGTGAACATCGGGTGACGCCGACATAGAACAGTCGGTGTAAGTCGTCCATCATCTTAGACCCCTCAAGAGTATTGGATGAAACGGCTTGGTCCGAAGCATATGAAATATCAGTGAAAAGCACAACATTGGTAGCCTCGCCACCCTTTGAGCCATGAATGGTAGACACCTTGATCCGGGGTTCGCGAGTTAGGTCTTCCCCTCTACGCAAAATTGCTGCCACATATGTTTTCAAGTCTTCTGGTATTCGGTCCATCGCTACGTCCCACGTCATATCCGCCGTGGCAAGAAGGCCGCAGTTTTCTTGTAATGCAGTAAGATTGAAAGTGTCCTTTACATCGACGCCGGATAAATTCTTAAATCCTCGTTTTATCCGGGTGCCCGACTTCATGTAATAGTATAGGTTGCGGGCAGAGTGTACGTCGATCTCTGCGCCGTCTAACAAAGCCCGCCAAGACACCAAAGCTGACGACAGCTTTTCACTAATGCTTTTGTTGCCCCTATTTTCAAAGTAATACCCATACTGCCGCATCAATTCACATGTCTCATTCAACATGTAATTACACTGGGCCATGATCAACCAATCGTTTTCCATCAGCAAAGCCATTGGCGGACCAAACACGTTATCCACCTTTCCCTCCTCCGGCTTTGGGGCATACTCTTTAGGGCGGCGTGTTTTGATACGGTGCGCTATTCGGTTTGCTACGTTAAAAACCGCCTTTGGCACCCGGTATGATTGAGATAGGACTTCAGAGCCCTCTTCTACAGAAAGAAAGTGTTCAACGTCTGCGCCTGCCCAACGGTAAATGGCCTGATCGTCGTCCCCGGCAGCGTACATCCGGTTAGAGTTGTCGTCCAAAACGTGAGCTATCTCCCACTGTAATGGCGATAGATCCTGCGCCTCATCTAAGAAAACCAAATCAAAGCTTGGGCAGACCCGCCCACCATTCTCTGAGAACCATTCAAGTATGTCAGTGTAGTCATACAGGCGATTCGCGGTCTTGTATGAGCGGTACGCTTTATCCACAAACAGGACCGTGGTCAGCGGTTCGTCTATTGTGCTTTGTGAATATGTGGTTTCAATGGGCTCTTTCTTCAGCCGGGATAGCTGGATGACCTGCATGATAGGGTTGTCCTTTGACTTAGTCCCAATGTCATCATCTTCATCCGTCATCTTACCCGTTAGATTAAAACCAATTTCCAAACTGAACTCCGCCATGTGATCCGGGGTCATCAGTTGCTCTTGGTTTATGTCAGACAGATGATAGCAGAAGCTGTGCAGCGTTTTAAAGGAACTGAGATCGTTGTCGATGTCCAGTTTAAACCTCCGCGCAGCCCTCTCTCGCGCCTCTCTAGCGGCCTTACGAGTAAAAGCTAGGAAGGCGATGCGGCTAGGCGCGATGCCCTCCTCTAGGGCCTTCTCGACCATATTCAAAAGGGTGGTGGTTTTACCTGTGCCGGGTGGTCCGTAGATTGTGAACATTAGAACGGAATGTCCTGTTCATTCACCCCCTCAAACTTGCGAGGTTTGATGTCGGTATCTGCCATTTCGTAAGCAGGAATTGACCACACCCTCACGACACGATTTTTGATCCTTAATGACACGGACTCGCCACCTATATCTCGCAGAAGTTGAGCGATCTTATGTGTCTTAAATTCAAAGAAGCGTTGCCGTTTAAGATAGCTTTCAAAGTCCTTGAGGCGAAAGTAGGTGAGATTTTCCTCTTCATCGGTCCAAGGACGACGAAGCAGTATCTCCTCTTTGTCCGCCGCGGTTTGCATATTGCGGCAAAAGTCCTCAAGGAACTCGTAAAAAGCGCCGTCCACAGATGAGTCTTCACTAGCCTGCATGACACCCCCTTCCGTCTCTGTCATGTCACGCAGTAGTGCGGCGACCCGGTTTTCCCAAATCACTTTACTCACTGTGGGCGGCATTACGTTCAACTGCTCTATACAAGCGCGTTGAAATGTTGGTTGGTTCTGTAAGCCCTCTGTGTCTAGCTGCAACGGTTCCCCGTTAACATCCATGAACCATATGGGGGGCTTTGAATTATACTTCCTAAGATTTGCAACAGATGCGGCCTGACCTACGTTACCTACGCCAAACTTACGGGTAAGGCACTTCTCTTTGTCGCAATGATCATTGATTGGCGCGTCACCGCACTTAAAAGCGTAATCCTTGCGATTAAGCTGTTTGGCAAGGATATTGACCTCTGCCAAAGGTAACGGAGGCTCAAAGTGGTTCATGTTATACTTCATAAGCTCATCTTCCCATGTGTCTGGGAACGCTTTACGAAGGTACACACCTATGTTGAACAGCCCGTTATTGCGAGTACCCTCCGGGAATCCTTGAGTACAAAGATACTGTAAGCACGGGGGCCCGTCCTTTATGGGAGTCGATTCATTCTTTTCAATCGTAAGGGCCTGAACCTGCTCTGGGGTCTGCTTATTTGATTCATACAGATCAATGAACTCTGAAAGGGTAGCTGCGCTGCCATCAGGGTTGAAAGCGTAGCGGAGGCTCTCTTCATGGTTATAATAGGGAAGATTGAGGAAGTTACCCACGTCACCCCTGTCGAGGTGGAGACGAATTTGCTTGGGAAAAATCTCACTTCCAGAATAACCCAACGCTGCTGAAATAGACGACAGTGTATCCTGAAGATCTTTTGCCGATATCCAATCTGAAACAAACATAAAAACATGAGCGCCCCCAGATTTTGACCTGCACACAACGAGCGGCAGTTTCATTTCTGCAATCTTGTCTATCAATTCCTTGTGGTTGAAACCGCTATACTGGTCAACGTCGATGCAGCCCCACTTGCACATGTTGTTTTCGTTAATGGGGATGATGCCAATAGCAGGACCCTTACCAGAGAGGTGGCCCTCCCAAGTTTCTTTTGTGCGCGGCGATTTGATGACACTGGCTTGACCTGCCTGTTTGCCATTAGATTGCTGCCTCTGGATCTCGTAGGTGCCGTAAGCAACCTCCAGTCCAGAAAATATTTGTGAAAACTTTTCTGCCGACATAACGACCTCAAAAAAGAAGGGTGCAGCTTACACTGCACCCAAAAGCCTAAAAGGGGATATCATCATCCAACTTGTCATTCTTCTTTGCTGGTGCAGGAGTCTTCCCGCCTGACCCAGCATCTTCAGACTGATGCTTGACGTTGACTTCACCTTTTTCTATCGACTGATTGAAAAGCTTCGCGGCGTTGTACAGCGCGGCATTTTCAACGGGGCCTTCTACGCTCATCTCCCAACCATGCCAGCTTCCCTTGCTGTTCTCTTCCCCTACTGTTTTCAAACGGTAGACGTGACTGAACATCGGTGGCACAAACGGACCATTTTGACCTTGCATCTGCCGGGACAAAATCATGCTCATCCACTTCTTGGATTTCTTTAACTGAGACATTTTCATCGCAATCAAAGCATCGGAAGAGGTGCCATCCGGCTGAACGACTTTTACATACCACTGAGCGGTCTGTTCAATATACTCCCCGTTTCCGTCTACGACATATTCGCGGTTGTCGTTTTCATCACGCTTCGTTTCCGGCATTGTGTCGTTAGGATCGTAGATTGCGGACGGGGCACCACTGCCCTCTCCACGAGGGGCCCATTGAATGTACTTACGCTGGTAAGCACAAGGCACGACAAGAACCCCGTCTTTTCCTTTGATAACCTCCCCGGTGACACTGTTGAGGATATCGCCCTTGCGGACATCCTCCCGCTCATCAAGAATTTTGTCCAAACCAGACACAATCTTGAGAAACGGCAACGCCATGTCGTCGGATTGAATGTTTTTCAGACCCGCTTGTGCGTCTGCTTCAAACATTGAAGGAATCATTACTGCCACACCTTTTTCTTCGGTTGGTGCTACCGCATTTTTATTTCCAGCCATCATTTTGCTCCTTTGATAATAGCTCTTTGGGCTATATACGCCCCAAACAATTCCATTGGGAACGGTTTGCCATCTTCCGTTTGCTCTTTTACCCAAGCCCTTAAAGTTGAAGAGTGGACGCTTTCGGACTGCTCCGGGCTTAACCCGGATTGCTCTAATTGACTTTTTATTACTTGAGCCTTGTCGTCCTCGCCCATGCCGAAATTCACCGACACGATGTTTTTGACCATGTCCCCAAAGCCGTTGTCTCGCAGCCATTGGTGTGCCTCCTCCCTTTGATCTACGGGAATGCTTGCCCCGTAAATTTTCTTTATGGTGACCTCAGAACCGTCGTCCAGTTTGAACGCACTCAGTCCCATTTCCGCCAAAAAGGTAGGAAGCTCATCGTCGGTTAAACGAAGCAGTTCTTTCTTTGCCTTGGTGAGATTTTCTTGCAACGAGGCCACTGTTTGTTCTTGGACCGCTATCTGTTTTGCAAGTTTAGCAATGCCTTTAAGATTGCTATCATCAAAGTTGCCTAATGGATTTGCCACTCTTTCTTGAGTGTCAGATTCCATCAGAGAGGATAAATCCTTCATACTATTCTCCGTCGTTCACTGTTCATCGTTAATGTTTTAGTGTTTTTTGGACACTTGATTAATCCTATATAATGACATATGTTCGTATAGTCAAGGAGATTTAAAAAAATGTCTGATCCAAAAGAATACAAATTTAAAACAAAGCCTTACGATCATCAGAGGTCCGTGTTCCGTGATTCTCGTGACAGGTTTTCTTATGCGTTATTCATGGAAATGGGAACGGGCAAATCGAAGGTTGTCGTTGATACGGTTGGATATCTTAGGGAAAAGGGCGAGATTGATTCGGTATTAATCGTAGCACCTAAAGGTGTGTTTCATAACTGGGTTCGTAAAGAAATTCCATCGCATCTGCCCGACAGAATTGAAACCACCGTGTTGGCGTGGCAGCCGACTGTCACCAAAAAGTTCCGGGATGAATTTATGGAGTTGGCTCAGTCGAAGGCTCTACGGGTCTTTGTGATGAATGTTGAAGCGTTCTCAACACCGAAAGGCGCGGATACTGCGTTGTGGTTTGCTCAGAAGTTTGGTGCAAGGGGCATGATGGTGGTTGACGAATCAACGTCAATCAAGAACCGCAAGGCCAACAGAACGAAAGCGGTTAACGCCGCCGGGGAATATTTCAAATACAAACGGCTGCTCACGGGGTCTCCTGTAACCAAGTCACCTATGGATCTATATTCACAGTGTGAGTTCCTTGGTAGGGAATTGCTGGGCTTTACCAGTTACTACCCGTTTCAAGGACGTTATGCTGTCGTGCAAAAGCGCACGATGGGTCACAGGTCTTTTCAACAAATCGTTGGTTTTCGTCGTTTGGATGAGCTTAACGAAAAGCTAGACGCTTTTAGTAACAGGGTACTCAAGAAGGATTGTCTTGATTTGCCAGACAAGGTTTACATCCGTCGGGAAGTTGAACTGACAAAGGAACAGCACACGCTGTACCAACAGATGAGCAAGCTGGCTTTAGCTCAACTTGATGACGGTACTTTAGCCACCACTAACAACGTCCTGACACAGATCATGCGGCTACAACAGATATGCTGCGGGTTTATCAAGAACGACGAAGATGAAGTTTCTGAAGTAAAATCCACAAGACTTCAAGAGCTTTTGAATGTTTGTGAAGAAGTTAGCGGTAAAGTCATCATATGGGCCACATACGTTCACGACATTGAAAAAATATGTGAAGCCTTGACGAAGGAATATGGTCTGCAAAGCTTTGGCGCTTTTTATGGAGCCACCAAACAAGAAGAAAGACAGCGTATCATTGAGGAGTTCCAAGACCCGGAATCGGAGATGCAGTTTTTTGTGGGCAACTCACGCACGGGCGGCATGGGTATCACCCTGACAGAAGCTAACACTGTCATATACTATTCAAACAATTACGACTTAGAGGTGCGGCTACAGTCTGAAGACCGGGCCCACCGCATTGGGCAAAAGAACAACGTCACATACATCGACCTTGTGTCGCCAAAGACAATTGACGAGAAGATTCTTAAAGCACTTACTAATAAACAAAACATAGCAAGCACGGTTTTAGGAGAGGAACTGAGAGAATGGCTATCTTAGAGGCTGGGGACGGAACCCTACAAAAAAGGTTAGATGCGGGCCGTTGTCCGAAGTGTGACATCACACTACCACCCATTAACGACAAAGGTTGTGTTCAATGTTGGGTGTGCAAACTGCAAATCGCTGGTGTAAAGGAAAAATTAAATGGCTGAAAAACACCCACCGGGATATCAATATTATCAGACATTTGATGTAACGGTTCACGTTACCTATGCAAAAAGCTACAAGATCCGGGCCATGAACGATGATCATGCGGTAGCCTTGGCAAGGAACAGGTTAAGAAAACGTCACAAGTCTACCGATGCAAAAGGCTTGGGTTTCGTAGATGCTGTTGGTGTGAAGGCCAAGCGCATTCGTGAGGATGGCGTGTCTGTGGATCTTGAAGAGGATTAGAACCTTTTGTTAATAAAGATGCTTCCTTCAGGTTCGCCGCCAAGCATACGACCTTCTATTGTTAAGAACGTGTCGTCTCCTAACGGAGCGTCAATCAAAGGTTTAAGTCCGTATAATCGTGCGGCAACGTCTGCAATCCCCGATAAATTTTGTTTAGTGTTTTTGTTGATGGGGATATATCCCCCTTGCCCATCACTTGCATAATTTTTAAAGAATTGCTGGTCAAAATCATTTTCAGCTTGAAGGCCAAGACCCGGAGCGCCTCGTAGCAAATCTATAATGCTAAGAGGGCCCTCCCGATCACTTAAATTAAAGGCTACTTGATTGTCTGGATTAATTTGTGGAGCTTCACTGAATCGATACTGGTTTCGGAAAAAATCTCCAGCATCTTTCTCAAAGTTCTCTGGAGCGGCTTTTTGTATTACACTTTCCTCAATGTTTCCCGAAGCGGAGGGTGCTTTACCTGTAGCAAATATTCCTTTTTGTAAATTGGGATTGCCCTCTTCTATGACACCGGGGATCATTACATTTTCAGTTCCTGAAAGAAAATTTAAAAAACCACCAAGAGGTAGAAAGTTTGGTGCCTTATCAATTAAACCCGCTATACCTTGCCGTGGAGGAGCAGGCACAGTCCTACCCAATCGTGTCAGTTGGTCTGAGCGAAAGGGTCTAAGTTTGCCGTCATCACCAAAAGGATTTAGATACTTGTCGTAAGCCCTAAGTTTACGAGCGTTGATCTGTGCCGGGGTCATGTTGTCACGGTAATCTAAAGCGCCAAAGGGGTTATTAAACAACCGCCCTTCGTTCCCAAAAGGATCTTGGTCTGTTCGTTGCGTTACCTCTAAATATTCGTCAAAAGACAGCGTTTGACCATCATCTTTTGGATCGTAACTGCTACCAAACCTGCCGCGAACACGGCCTGCTTTAGCCGCCATGCGATCAAGTTGATTAACTATGTCTTGTTGTTGACTTTTTGTTTCGGCAAATTCTCCTTTAAAGGACTCTGCGTTAAAGGCATCACGCCTGTCGCGCCTTGACCGTTCAGCTTCTCTTTCTATTTTATCTCTGGGTGACATTAGAGGGCCCTCATTTCATGTGCGGCTTCTCTGGTTTCGTTATTGCGGCGAAGCCAGCCCTTACCGAAAGTTTCAAAAGTCTTCAGGCTCTTATAGTAATCTTCTCGTAAACGGTGCATCTCGTCAATAACATGCACAACGTCCCGCGCCCCTACTTGCAGCAAGGTCTGTGGTCCGATGGCCCCGTCTTCGGTTGCGCCCACAACTCGCTGCAAGTATTTGGCGGCTCTCCCCGGCCCGCTATTAACGGCCCAGTCGAATGTGCAAAAGTCAACGCCCGCAGGTAATTTATCGGCTTTTACACGGTCCCAATACCCACTCTTGTAGATAAGCTCCACATGCTCATCAGGTATATTCTTTAACTCGTCTACGTCCTCCAAAGGCCGCTCAAGAAACTCAGCGTAAGTTCTGTGCGTGATACCCTTGTTGGTAGCCCCACCGGGGTCATCCGGGTGATCTACAAAACCACCTTCGTGTTTTAGTACCATCTCAAGGCTTTTGAAGAAGTTTGATTCCATTTTAATAAGCAACCGATCCTGTCTTAGGATTCATGTAAGTCAAAGAACCCGGTCTAACATTGTTGTTAAATTCAGTAGCGTAATCAAATAATTCTTGTGAACCCGGAGCATACTTATCTGTAATCATCTCATATTCTGGTCTAGGACCAGCTAAAAGTTGGTTATGCTTTAGCGACATCTGTACCAAATCTTGCGTAATAGGTCGTTGAAAATCAAGAGGGGATACTGGTTCAAACGCAGGCCGCGAAAGATCAAGAGGAGAACTAACGGCGTCAGAAATATATTTATCATTATTAATCAAAGGTAGCGTTCCTATGCCTGTCGTGGGAGAAGAAATAGGACCTGCGCTGGTGTAGTTAAATGGATTACTGGAACCCATAAACGGCTGCAATATTTGTTGAATTTGACCCATCACTGGTTCTATTTTCGTTGAGGCGTAATTACTCATCAACGAGTTACGAATCATAGGAATTAAACTTTCTAAACCCTGCATTTTACGTCCTCGTGGCTAATAAGCCCATTATGCCATCGTTAGGAAAGGCTGCCGCCATTCTTGCTGCATTTTGTGGTGAAGAAGGTGCCTGCGCCAAGGCTGACGCCGTAGAAGGGGCAGTGGCTTCAACCAGCGCAGGCTGCGTCCCACTAGGGGGCGCTTGCGAAATCAACTGCTGTATTCTTTGATTTAAAGGGGGCTGGCTGTCAAGTTTATAAGGTTCAAGCCCCATCCCTTCGCGTTCCTGCAAGGGCGTTTCTATTTTAACGTCTGGACCCGGAGAGATGTCGTCATCATCACCTAAAGAAAGCCCCGCACTAACAAGATATGCGTTTAAGAATTTAGCAGCTTTCTGCTGTTCTGCGGCACTGTCGCCCTTCTTCAAAAGTTTAACTAAGAAAGCCGGGTCCATAACCGCTTGCTCTAACATGTTTAACTGAAGACCCGCCGGAGCATCCCCAAACTGGTTTTTAACAAATCTGACGCCAGCACTCCCCGTGATCAAGCTGTTAGACTGTAACCCAGATACGTTAGCGACATCTGTACCAAATCGGGCACCTGCAAGGCGCATCAAAAGATCTGCTGCGAAACCAAGGTCATCGACCATGTCCTCTGAAAGTCTGCCCCCGGCTTGTGCGGCTTGTATTTTTTGACCGTTTTCTAACATAAAATCCAAACGATCTAGTTCAGCTTGAGTAAAAACTCCCTGTTCTTTTAAAATGTCCGCAACAGAGGCCCTCCTACCCAACTTTGAGGCATCTACCGCGCCACCGGGCACGGTGCCGACATTTGCACGGGCACGGGTCATTGGTTTAAACATCGCCTCACGAGCAGCGGCAAAATTAAATTTATCCGCAGATCCTCCAGCCTTTGTCCACATCCATTCGACCATAGCCGACTTCAAGCCGCCCATAGCGTCTTCTGCATCAAAACCCTCTTCACGCATTTTAGCCGCAAACGCTTCATCAGACATGCCGCGCTTCACGGTTTTAATAACGGTTTCCAAAGATTGCACAGGCTTGGTGCTACCAAGAGCCTCACCTATGGCAACTGGAGGACTTTCGTAACGTAGTATTCTAGCTAAAACATGATTGCTTTTTATGGCTTTATCTAATTTACCACGACGTTTATCCAAAATCTTAACCATGTCTTCAAACTGTTTACCATCCTCCAACATCGTGCGGACTTGAGGAAAGTTGCGAAGAAGAACATTGTATTCTTGTAAGAACGCTGCGGATTTACGAGGATCTATTCTCCCAGTGGTAGGGTCTAACACTTTCGCAGCAGTAAGTTGAACGGCTTGCGCTAAAGAAGTTTCTAAACTTTGTTGATCTACCGGGCCAAAGTCCACGTCGTCCAAGGGAACTCGCAAAGATTCTGGGACGTCTAGCTCATCTAATTGATTTTTAACAAATTCTGAACCATCCTGTATCTCTCTAAAACGTATAGCAGTGGCATCTGCGCCACCTTCAAATAGAGAGGAGACAAGAAGAGTCGGTTCTATTCTGGGGGCTCCGTCTGCATCACGAGCCATTACATCCCCAAGGAATGTACGCCGAAGAGCATCATTTTTACCACGAGAAAATGCCCGCGCTACGTCATACGCTGCGCTTGCTCCCTCTGGGCTGCGGTTCAGTTCATCAAGAATTGAGTTAGCCAAGGCACCCATCGCGGCAGCAGTGCCCCTATCACCATTTTTCATAGCCTCTCTTGCAGCATCCAATGCGCGGCTACGAAGCTTTGTTAAATCACTAACCTGTATGGATGCGGGTTGCATATCGCTTAAATCAGGAAGATCAAGACCCGCTTGTTTATTAGCCTGAAGAAGAGAAAGCTCCGCATTAGCTACCTTTTCAGCAGCAGCGAGACGTGTTTTTTCCCCCGCAGATAAACTAGAACCAAAAGTTTTACGACGGGATCTGATAGCATCTAAAACCCTAACGGGTTCAGATAAGACAAAATCAGGAGCAACTGAGTCTTCCTGCGCTACTTCTGCACCTTGCGTGAATAGTCTACGACTTTCTGGGTTCTTTACGGTGGTTAAAATGTCTTCGTAATCTTTGCGCTGGGGCGCAGTTAAATTATTAACACGGTTCTGAGCCCTAACTACACCTTTGTTAAGAGTTGGGGCAGTATCGGTTAAACCCAAACGTCCTTTAAACAGTTCAATCTGGGCCGAAATTTCTTTTGGAAAATCCTCTGTTTCCAAGAAATATTTTTCTTTAATCTCGTCCACACGCCGAAAAAGATTGGTGACAGGAACCTCAAAATCGTTAGGGACTTGATCCCAAAGCTTTTCTTCTTGCCCGTTAGCGTTCTTAATGATTTGGTCAAGATTGTTTCTTATGGTCAAACCAATAATATCAAAGTCTTGATTTTTCCCTAATTTTGTAGCCGCCCCTACGGCGCTTTCATTTGCACCAATAAAGGCTTGTTGGAGCAGATCAGAAATAGCGCCTGCCCTTAATTCGGTAGCAATGCGAACAGAGTCAGGGTCCCCTTGTGCAATAAGCTGCAACGCGATTGATTCAATAAACTCATACCCTTTGTTTGCTCTAGCTAGGATTTCCTGATCAAGAACAGTTGTCCCTGATTTTTTTGCTACCGTATTTTGTAACAAAGCCAAAACAGGAGACCCTGTTATTTGAGCCGGGGTCAGCGGAGGGAGATCCACGCTTACTTGAAGATCGTTCATAAACTGAGTCATAAGCTCTGGATTTTCTTCAAGCTGTTCGATTACAAGCTTTGGATCTTCACCATACTTTTGTAAGGTATCGTATATTTTTTTACCAATTTGAGTTTCTCTGGCTTCTGTGCCAAAAGATCCAGTGAAGCTGCCTATAAGTTTTGGAATTTGACGGGCAAGAATAAGTCGAGGCTCAAACATGCCGCCTATGACTTCACCTACAAACTGCCCGCCTTCTCCACCATTTAACACTTCACGAGCGGTGGCCCCACCTAATGCGGAGGTAGCGGCGGCGGTTGTCTCTACGCCAAAAAAGCCTCTTTTGGCAAGCTTGCCTCTTTCCCCTCGTGCGGTTTGTCCAACAGCCCTAAGAAAATCTTCCGCCGCGCTATAAGCTTTACCGGGCGCACGAACAATTTTGCCTTTTACGCCCCCGATTTTATCCAAATTTGCAGATACAAGAGCCCCCGCAGTAGACTGACTATTGCTCATTAAATAGGGAGAGCCAAAAACCATTGGCACACTTTCACCCAATATGTCCCCAGCTACCGCAGCAAACCTATCCCTACGAAGAGGAGGATTTGTTTCAAAAAAACCCAGACCCTCTCCAAGCTCAACGGCGCTTTCTCCACCTTTTGCAGCAAGAAGACCAGAGGCGGCGGCTGTGGCTATGGTAGGCAAAGGTTGAGCAAAAGGTACTTTTTTACCTAATTTAGCTCCGCCGATTACCGCAGCGGTTGTAGGGGCAGAAACGGTTAACGCTCGCAGAAGACGGTCAGTAAAAGCAGAAATAGATCCGGGTTCCGCAGCATTTGAATAAACGTACAGAAAATCCTCTACGCTACCGCCCATATCTAGATAGCCGTCTACGTCCTTGCCATACTCTGTCCCTAGAGCTTTGGCTATGTCGTAGTCGCTATACCCCGCATTATACAACTCGTCATAATTAAGAGCCGTTGGGTTTTCTATTTTTTCAAATGGACCCGAAGGTTCTGGAGCCGCCATTGTTCATTCCTATTACAAAGGGGGAGCGTTTCTTGGGTCAAGAGAGCGCCTTGATTGTAAGTTTCTATTTAAAATTTCATACTGACTAATCAGATAGTCCATCTCGTCAATATCCGCCCTTTTCTTAGCTTTTATTTGAGGAGTTGGGGCGTCATCTCTCTGCCCCTCTAGTTTAAGTTTTGAGTCCCTCACGAAAGCAAGCATGTTTTCAACAGAAGATCTAAGTTTCGTCTCAGTCAAACCTGCGGAGTAAGGATCAACTTGCAAAGCTTCAATTCGTTTACGAAGACCCTCTGCATCTTTTCCACCAACTGCATTTAAAGCACGAGTGACTGTAATTGTATTCAAGTATTGTAAATCTCTAGCGCCCTGAAAACTTTCCTCATTTACAGGGTCGTAACCGGGCCCGACAACAAGAGCCTTAAAGAAGTCGCTAACATTGCCCACCCCACGACCAAATTTAGCTCTAGGACCTATGTTTGCGGCATAATCATATGTCGGGTCAATGATGCCCTCATAGTCGTATACTACGGCTTGCCCTGCATCTTCTTCTTCAAGCAGCCCCATATCATTGAAGTCCGCGCCATACCCGTCAATGTTCGTAAGATTTTTAGCCAACCGAATGGCCTCAACAACAAATGGCGGAACCTCTCCACCTTGCGTGACAAGACCTTCCCCACCGGGAGCGGTAGTGACGCGAGATTGACCTTTAACAATGTTAACCGCAGTTTGAAACTCCCTAATTTGTTTTGCATCAGCGGTTCCGTTTGAAATTTTAGGTGCAAGCTCCAACAGCATCGTATTCGCGCGAGCAGAGGTAATACCTTTGACCTCCGGTTTATCGGTGAAGTGAAAGCCGTCATTACGAGCAGCCAAGGCTTCGTCGTTATTTTTAACAACTCTTGACTGACCCTGTGCGTTAAACAGCGTAGCTGGGTCCGTATCCGTGAGAACCACTTGCGTACCCGCGGGCGTAAGTTTAAGAAGCTTGTTTCCAAAGGTTTTGTATTCTTCGGAGTATGTCCTGAACTCTTGGCTTAAAAGCTGATTAAGTTCCTCAAAGCTCCTAGCCACCTTGGTTACAGGATTGCCGCGTTCATCAATCCTGATCATCTTAACAAACTCAAACTTCTCTGGTGTTTGCGGGGTAAATCCTTCACCAATGGCTATACTGAAGTCAGACGGAGTAGTCACCGTCTTAGCTTCCAACCCGCCAAACTCGTTTCTCTTGTACAGAACTTTAACGTCAGACATTTTTATTGGATCGGTCATCTGAGACCTAGCCTCTGGGCTAAGTTCCTCAATTTCTGACTCAAACATTTTAAATGGAGTACCCGCAGGGCGAACTACACCCGCTATAACTTGAGGTGTGCGGAAGGTAACCGTTTGTAACTTGCCCCGCCCTTCTTGTTTGTCCACTCGTGTAAAGTTTTTACGATCAGCTTCCGTCATACTAGAAAGCTGCATATCTCCTAATAGGACCTCCTGCCCGGTGGTCCTATCAAGATAGAAATTGAAATCGTCTGCTTTTTTACCCGGTGGTCGGCTGTCTTCAGTAAAGCCGTCACTACGAGCTTTTTCTAATTGGTCTTGGTTTGTGACTAAAGTAGAAGTGTAAGAGCCATCATCCCCTAACTTGTAAAGACTTTTTGGAGTGAATTTGTCGGGGTCTTTGTATGTCTCTAAAAGACCACGAACACTTGCAGGCATTTTTGCAAGCTCGTTAGCGCCGATGGAAATCTTTTTGTTTGGAGTAAGTTCAAAACCTTGAATTGTAACCTTGTTTGGCCCCGTAAAGACATATTCGTCCATAGTTCCGGGGCCTTTATCGTCAGTCTTTAATTTAAACTGAGACCGAATATCAGGGCTCATGCCGCCAAGTTCGTTGGCCCCCAAAGCAATTTCTTGATTTGGTTGCAAAACTCCAAATTTTGTTTGGAGCGGTTCATTGCCTGTGTATATATAAGGCTCTACTTTTCCTGTGGCTCTGAATTTTTTAGGGCCAGCGGCAATTGTTTTCCCTGTATAATCAGTGAGGATTTCACCCTCACCAAGCTTGGTTGTTTGAGCCCGTCTAGTTCTTTCAGCAGCCAGTTCATCCGATGCCAGTTTGAAGCGACCTTCTCTAATAGCCTGCTCACGAGCCTGCTTGCCTTGTTGTGCTTGCAAACCAGCCTGTGCAAAGGCCGCAGGCAGCGGTTCAATGGCTTCAGTCAAAGGTGTGCCCGACGCATACCTAAGTGCGGCTGGAGCTACTGCCCCCAAGAGAAGACTTCCAAGCGCACTCTTACGAGCCGTTTCAGAAGTGTCTGGATAAATCTGTTCAAGAAGCTGACGGTTGTTGTCCCTGTTGTACAAATCCATAAGCGTAGGCATTTTTGCTACACCGCCAGCTTGCATTTTGACAGGTGCTTGCGGCATAGAACCAATGCCTTGCATGACTTTCATTTGAATTGCAGGTTGAGCCAAGGCAACTACCGAATCGGGGGTTTTCTTAGCATCTTTGGGACCTACGATGCTGCCAAGCTCGTCCTTACGAGCCTTCATGGGCTTCTCGTCACCCCGAAACGCATTGATAGCCTGCTCATAGTTTTTAGCCTGCTTAATGCCCCTTTGCATGTCCTGCGCTATGCCTGCCATTCCCTGTTGGATCATGGGAGCAGCTACCTGCTCAACCATTTGTGCAGACTTTTGCATGTCCTGTGGAGAGAGCCGGGGTCCGCGAGACATAGACGGCCCGCGACGGAACATGGAGCGATCATATACAGACATTAACCAAACAACCCTAAGTTTTTAGCGCCTGCCGCAGCAGACAATCCAGCTATACCGTACCCAAACAATTGTTGGAAGGGTGACGGAGCCGCTGGCGAAGTGCCTGAAATTGTAGTCATAGAGGACGATGGAGCGCCTTGATATATATCCGACAAGAAGCCCAGACGCTGCTCTGGCTCAAACAGTTGAGCTAGTTCCGTTTGGCGTGTAGCATCAAGCACTGCCTGATTTTGCGCCTGTTCTAGCCCACCTACATCATACTGGAAGCCAAGCTGCTGCTGCATCAATTGTGGCAAAAGCCCACCAAGAGATTGAATGCCAGATGCTGATTCGCCCATGCGCCGTTGTTGGTTTTCAAAGTCAGTTGCAGCTTGCGACAAGGCATTTTGAAACCCTGCTGACCTAAGTCTTGCAGATGTATCGGCTATTTGCTGCATGGCGGCTTCGTCCGCTAAACCAGCTTGTACGCCTGCACGAGAACCACCAAAAGCGCCCGCGCTAATTGCATTGGCGTCCAAGGTAGGGTCAAGCATTTGACGCTGTTCAAGAATATCCCTCTGAGTGGCGTCTATTACACTATCTGTGTAAGGGTCCATATACTGTGTTACAGACCTTGGGTCAAAAGAGCCTGTAGAGCCCCTGAAGCGGCCCGCAGCCTCATCTAGAAGGCTTGTAAAGTCTCCTAATCCGCCGTCTGTTAAACTATCAAGAGCTTTTCTTTGCAGATCAGTAAGACCTGCAATTTGGTAACCGGGCAAAGTCTTTGGTGTATCAGCAGCTTTCTTTGCAGATTCCATCAACCCTAGTTTTAGGGCCTCAATCTCCGGTGCTTCTCTGACTATTTGAGTTTGTTCAGCCATTACGCCCTCGCTCTATTTTCTAGGTCACCCATGACATCGTACATCTTGGCTATACCTTTTTTAAGACTTCCGTTACCTGCCCCTTTTACAGCGTCTCGTGTCATAACAAACTCACCGTCCATCAACAGCGCGGGGACATCATCCTTTGTGCCAGAGCCTTCACCCGGTCCTATACCGCCTGTGCGGCGTGGGAAAGCTTTGCCGCCTTCTTTATATTTAGCAGCTAAGTCCTCATCAATCTTCATCTGTACGGCTTCAGGAAGTGATGCGAAGCCCTTGTATTTACTAGGAACTACGCCGCCATCCTTTGCTGTAAACATGGGGCGTCTTTCATATGGGACAAGTACGTTAGCTATATCGGGGGGTAATTGAGACACGTCTGTCGCATATTCAGGGCGAAGATTACCGTCTTCGTCATAAGCAAGGTCTGCCCCTGTAAGAGGGCTTTCAAAAACTTCTTCTTCTTCAGGATCTTGACTTAAAGCTAAAGCAGTTATACCCGCTGCGGGCAACCCAAACCTTGACAGGAAGCTTGGATTATATTCGCCCTGCATACGGGTAAGAGCTTCTTGTCCAGTAAAACCCTTATCTAAATATGATCTAAACTCTGGCGAAGCCATAAGTTCAGTATCTGTATAACCTTGAGCAAATGGGCTGCTGATCATTCCGGGTTTTTCAAGTGGAACAGAGCGTGTTATCTCATCTGTGTTAAGCGACTGAGCCAACTCATTTTGCTGTTGTCTTGCTGCATCTTGTGCATAAATGCTATCGGTATCAGGGTCAAAAGACCCGCCAATAGATGCGCGGTAGCTTGAGGGGTCCGTAATTCCACCTTGAGTTAAGAAATTACGAGTTTGACCTAAATCTGCTTTAATTGCGTCTGTGAATCCCATGTTGTTCTGCAATCCACCAATGCCCTTGGCTACTGCGCCAGTGGCTCCTGCCAAGGCTGCATTACGCAAGGCGTCTTTTGTGCTTCCGCCAGAAATAAGTGTGCCGATGCCCGAACCAAGCGCAGAAGATGCAATCGTGCCCATGCCCGGTGCAAAGTAATTCAGAGCAATAGGCAAAATAACGGGCGCAGCCTCTACAAGGGAGTCCGTTACATCCTCAAATACATCACCGATTTTATCAAAGAGACCCATAGCTACATACTTTACCTTATTTTTTATTAAGTAACAATCTTCACTGTGCCGCTGTCATTAAACAGAGCGCCTGTTTCTAAACCAGTGGCGCTTGTAGGTAAGTCAGTTAAAGTAATCTTTGTGCCCCGTAGCTCTCCGGGGTTACGTTCCTGTGCAATAAACAACTCCAGAGCCCGCAACAAATCAGCCATATATTGAACCGAATACTCTGTTGGTGCTTCGGGCAGCCTTGGTGGTGCAATCTGATTAGAGGACATTAGCGCCTACCGTCCTGTCTTACGTCGATTCGCGGGCTACCAAGCTTCCACCGGGCACCTAATGCTGACGATTCGATCCGCAGTGCAAAAGATCTACCACGAGACCGCAAAAACAATTGGTTTGTAAACGTCTCAACAGGTGACGTAGCTGTTCGTATCGTGTCCCCTGATGCGGTGTTATCGAACCCGGCCCCCGGAAAGTTTCTGGACTTTACGGTAAAGGTAGCTTGTGGGCTACTAAGATTTGTTGATCCGTCAAAGGTAATGTCGGGGATTACACGGTTTATATATGTAAACTTGTCGCCATCACCGATGTCGATAGGCGACGATTCGATAAACGAGTTCATCGCTGATCCGTCATCATCGTACCCAAGCTCATGGTTGTATAAGTATTGATTGCCTGCCGCCAATGGGAAGGATCTTACACCACGGTCAAGCCACGCGGTGCGGGCAAGATTACCGAAGTACCAGACCTTTTCGGCGTAATTGTATATGACATATCTGTCATTCTCAGAGCTACTAGCACTAGGATAGTACCATACAACCTCTGAAAATTCAGAGTTGACTCCAGCTACAACCTTGTCTCGCTGACTTTGATTAAAATCAAGGAACACCTTGTCTTTTACAGAGCAGGGTAGCTGCTGTGTCTGACCAGCATAGATGTAGAAGTTGTCGATACCCATCCAGTAGACAACGTCTTCTGTACCAACAGCAGCGTTTGGCCCAGCTATCGTGATGTTAGAAGCAAGCTGCTGGATGCCAAAGGTAAACGGAGGACCGATAAACCGCATAGAACTGAGGGCAGTGTCAGTCCATACCAGTATCTCACGCTTTGTTTCAACAGCCTGCACAAAGGTAGATCCAGAGCCAAGTCTGAGATCTCCTGCTGTATTTGTTGCTGCCGGATACCAGATCAGCGGGTTCTCTTGGTCAGAGAAGCGTATGAGCAGCGGGTCTTGTACACCGTTACCTTGGTTAGCTGTGTTGCTTGCATTCAGAGCATCACAACCAAAAGCAATAACATGCCTATCTTGATCAGATACAAGCACCTGCTTTGCGATCTGTGGGACGCTGGTCTTTGTGCCGCTGAGTGTGGACAGTTCAACCGCTCTCGTGGATAGGTTATTACTTCTGTCCCAATAGTAAATGTTACTGTCACGAGGGTTGATGAGTAGATCTTCTCCGAAATTATCGTGTGACCACAGTCTGATCTGCGTGGTTGTAACAAGTCCACTAGAGGCCGCGTCACCCCATCCATCTCTTCCCCATGTTCCTGCACCCCAGCCAGTACCGCCAACCGTGGTATCAAGGCCCACGTTTATTTGATACACGCCAACAGTGTTAGACCCACCGTTACCTGTGTCAGATCCATTGGCTGTAGCAGACGCCGTAATCTTGTAGCTGTTGCCGTTTACAATTTCTGTGATCTGATGTTCTGTGTTCAGCACAGCCGCAGTGATATTGCCCCCAAGGCTTGCCGCACCAGAGAAAGTAACAAAGTCGTTCTCGACTGCACCGTGACTAGCATCTGTAACCGTGATCACCGCACTGCCGTTTGTTGCGGCAAAGGTGCAATCACCTGCACTTGTTGTTAGGCGTATAGGTGTGATGTCGTTCAGGCTCTGACCTTCTTCAATGTAGTATTTGAGGTGGGTGCCGATACCAAGGTAGTTAGAACCATCAAGCGCAATCCAATTGTGCAAAGAACGAGCAGAGCCAAGATAGGTTGACGAGGCATACTTCTCCCAACCACCAATCTTTTCAGGATAGCCAAACCGAAAACGGATCTTGTCACAGTCGCGCCAGCCGCCCTCGTTGCTGTACGAGGTAACTTCCCTGTTTACGCCGGGTCTAAACTGAAGCTTGGTCAAAGGCATTAATTGTCCTCCGCCCCATAAAAATTACCAATATTTATTTCGCCACTAGTTGGTACATTTTGATTTATATTAGATGTCACCTGTTGAGTGCCAGTAATATTGCCTAAGTTTGTTGGACCCCACCCCCACCATCCGGGGTCGTTAAGCCTGTACGCAAACAACAGTCTAATAGTACAGCCATTTGATCCAGAAGTCCCTGCAAACTTAAAAGACCCACTGGCAGAGGCGTCTGAAACACTAACTGAAGCGCCCGAATAACTTGTTGGGGCGGCTGTCGGAGTCATTTGAAATGTTCCATTTTGAAAAGTTGTCACAGGTAGAGAATCACCGCGAGATGTCCAGTTACCAAAGTTAACATTTTGACCTGTGTAATTTGTTATGGCTATGCCACTGCCACTAGATACATACCAAGTTAATGTATGAGGCTGATATTGTAGCGCGGGGTTGCTTGGCAACTGATCTTGCCCCCCACTTGCGGTATGAGTTGTGCTTCCAACTGTCAAAGAATAGCTTCCACTAAAACTTCTATAGCCATTGGGGTCTTCGGGTTGACTTCCTAATTTACCCCAATTTGACCACACTGAATTAGTAATTGCCCAAGACCAGTTAATAGTTTGATCTACCGTTGCATTTGCAGGAAAAACTATTTGATTATAAATACCGCTGCCCCCAGCGGGGCCGCCGTTGCCATCGCCTGTACCGTTTCCTCCACCAGACTGAGATGCCGTAAAAGATTGGGTAACGGTTTTGCTTGAGGGAACCAAGCTACCATCACGATAAAACTCAGACATGGAGTTAGGCTGTGAGTCACTAAACTCTGTAGCTATTTCACCTAAAGATATGGTCCCAGAGGATGGCAGTGTCATTAGATTGATCCATATGCAGTGACGTTTCCAACAACGGTTAAGTTACCGCTGGTGTCTAGTTTTGCCTTTGCTGTTCCAGCGTAAGATATAATTAAATTGTTAGAGGAAACCGTGAATGTCCAATCATTTGAAGAGTTATCCAAAGTAAAACTATCACCTTGCACGGTGCCTGTTACATCAACACCTGCTGATGTAGTTTCAATTTTAACTCCATTATCGTGGTATAAACTAACTGCGCCATCATCAGCAAAATGTGCAAGTGTTTCTCCCGTTCCTTCGATATAAACATTAGAACCAGTTATCCTTAAAGCACCAGTTCCCGATTCTGTTATACGCGAGTCAGAGCCATCATGGTATATGGACATATCTGTCCCTGCGCCAAAATTTAATCGGTCATCAGAAGCGCCGCTGCTGTCGTTAAAATTAATATTTTTGCCGTTAACATCAAGATTGCCACCTAACTGCGGAGAGGTATCTGAAACAAGATCGGGAATAAAGCTGGCTTTTTGCACTTGAGCGCCACTACCCGCGCCGTTTGCAAAAATCCATGCTGTCTCACCATTGATAATAGTGACATTACCGCCGCTGCCTTGTGTAAATATTGCCGACTGACCTGAGTCATTCTTAACAAGATACATCTTGTCCTGATCATTAGGACTAATCGTTACAGTATTTGTCCCGGATGGAGAGCCTCCCAAGAGCAAAACTTTATAATGCCCATCTGAAAGTGACCCATCGGAGGTTGTTAACGTATGCGTTGTTCCAGATAGAGTTATAGAGCCAACGCCACTTAACACACGATCAATAATGTCAAAGTTTGTATTAGTGGTATCGCCCCATGTACCCGACTGTTCACCGGAGCCGGGTTTTTCTATGCCACTGTTTGCTGTATATGTACTAGCCATTTAGACCACCTCTTCCGTCCACTGGTTGATTGTACCACCAGCATTGATTTCTGTCCATGAATCGCCCGTGTGAGTTATAGCAGACCAGTTAGGTGTGCCGCCAGGATCAATCGGCACCCACAACAAGCCCCCGTCTACTGTCATTACAAACAAGAACGTCATGCTGCTTTCGCCGGAAGCGATTAAGTTAGGTATAGTGGTTTGCGTAAATGACGTAACAAGCTCTGCCACAGACGTTTTTATTAATGTGGGAGTAATGTCTTGTGAGAATACAAACTCTATACCAGACGAACCAGATGCCACAAGATTGCCATCACTGGTTTGCGTAAAGCTAAATATAATGTCTGAAGTTGCTACTTTAACAGTGTTGGCGGAGGCAGACTGAACAAACAAGAAGTCGGCTTCAGCAACAGCACTAGCTATCCGGGTAGCTGTAGAAGTCTGCGTGAAGTTAGCGTCCATAGACGCATCAGCTTCTTTGACTCTGTTGGCTGTAGTGGTTTGCGTAAAATTGAAATCAACCTCTGCTACACCACTAGCAACAAGTGATGCAGTTGAGGTTTGAGTAAAGTTAGCATCTATCGTTAGCTCACCACTTAGAATGCCAACACCAACATGTACTTTACTAAAGGTGCCTATCATGTGATCCACACCTGAAAGCACACCTATGCCTACAGAGGTTTGAGTAAAGTTGGCGTCCATAGTCTGAACGCCCTCTCTAATAATCCCCTGCCCAGCAAAAGGTATCTCAGCAAATGTAGCTTCGGCAAACATTAGCTTGCTGTGTACCCTTTGCCAGCCGTGATAGCAGCATTAACCGCTGTCATATTCTCATCTGTCCAGTAGTCTTTAGCTACCATCAGTTCCAGATGCTCAACATTGCGGTCTACACAACCCTGACGCTCTTCTGCTTCTTCATCTGCCATTGCATCACCTGCAATCACGTCTGTGATGAGTTGCACGGAATGACCCATAGCGGTGTAGTTCTGTGCAATTTGTTCTGTTGTAATTTCGTCCATTTTATTCTCCTTTAACAAGCCATCAACACACAAGGCACACAGTATGACCCATCGTCATAGGTGTGCGATACATTGGTTGATGTTACTTTTGCGATTGTTTTGCTGCGAACAATGTCGTCACCTTGCGGCTTTGCCGTGCCATCGCCAGCACTCATTAGCAAGTCACCCCGTGCGACAGTTGTGCCTTGTGCAATGCGGATAATCATGTCGCCTGTCATTGCGACATTCATGTCGGCGGTGTAGTCCTCGTCATCATTATCCCAGTTGACGAACACGCCAGCAACATTTGGGTCACCTTCAACTGAAGACACAGCCATACAGTTAAGCTGTTCGTTATCTTCTGTCACGCCATCCTTAGTCCACTCAGCCATCTGGTCTAAGTTAGTCATCACGGTGCCTTTGAGCAGGCCGTTAATACGGTTGCCGTCTGTAGCTTGTGACCAGCGAGATAGGTGTCCACCGTTGTATGACACGGTAGTGCCAGATACTGAAATGCTACCTTCAGCAGCGCCAGCCTGATAAAAAGTTATTAAATCACCGTCAGAGGCGTTTCTATCTAAATATAATAAATTTGCACCGCCTGTAATGCCAATATATCCAGCGCCACTGCCAGTATGTCCGTCAAGTACAATACCATTTCTTCCACTTACAGAACCCGTATTTGGGAAAAAAGTATTTTGACCACTATGTGAAATTCTCCAGCGTTCACTATCAGACCACATACGAATATTGCCAGCGCCATCTGACAGCACGACTCTGTTGCTGGCTGTGCGGATGTCTAGACCATCCTGATTGCCGTTATAGCGGCCAAGAATTGTGTTATTAGAGCCTGTGGTGATATTGTCGCCAGAGCCTTGCCCAAAGAAACTATTTAATGCCCCAGTAGTTATGGATGCACCAGCAGCATGACCAAAAAATGCGTTTTGATACCCTGTAGTATTGGCAGTTCCAGCCTGATACCCAAACGCGGAATTGGTTGTACCAGTAGTGTTCGCGTCTAGTGCCGCATAACCAACAGCAGTATTTGAATGACCACTGGTATTTGCATCCATCGCTGCATAACCAACAGCCGTGTTGGCGTTTGCTGTCGTATTGTTCTGCAAACTAGCCCTGCCTACAGCAACATTCTCTTCTCCTGTAGTATTCGCGGTCATAGAGTTTTGACCGATTGCGGTGTTAAGAGCGCCAGTGGTGTTTGCGTTCAAAGCAGACGTGCCGACAGCAGTGTTGTTACTTGCGGTAGTATTGTTTCGTAACGCTCCTGCACCCACAGCAACACTGTTGCTTCCCGTGGTGTTCGCTTTCAAGGCATTTTTACCTAAAGCGGCGTGTTGCTCACCAGTGGTGTTTACGTTCAAAGCCTCACCACCAACCGCAGTATTAGATGCGCCAGTAGTGTTTGCAATAAGTGCAGATGCTCCAACAGCAGTGTTGTTACTTGCGGTTGTATTTGCAGCGAGTGAGTCTTTGCCGACAGATGTATTATTTAACCCAGTGGTATTTGCGTAAAGTGCGCTTTTACCTAACGCCGTTAAATTTGCACCAGTAGTGTTTGTTGCTGATGAATTATGTCCGACAGATACGTTGCTTGCGCCAGTGGTGTTTGCGACTAGAGAGGCATAGCCTACTGCCGTATTGTTTGATGCGGTAGTATTAGATGTTAAAGCATCACTGCCGATAGCAACATTATAGTTGCCAGTAGTCGTCTGTCCAAGTGCATGTGAGCCGACAGCAACATTGATGCCGCCTGTGGTTATTGCGTCTGCTGCGTTTTGTCCTACAGCCGTATTCTGTTGGCCTGTGGTGTTTGCGGCAAGTGTCTGATAACCTATAGCAACACAATTTGATGCTGTGGTATTTGCAAACAATGCGCTATCACCTACCGCCGTATTGTTCGCGCCCGTGGTGTTAGTATACAAAGCAACCGTTCCAATCGCCGTGTTGTTTGCACCTGATGAAGTGTTGTATCCTGCACTAGAACCTACTGCTACGTTGCGTGTACCAGAAGTGTTAGTCTCTAGTGTTTGGTTGCCGACAGCGGTGTTACTTGCGCCAGTGTTATTGGTTAGTGAGTTTGTACCGATAGCTGTGTTGTAGTTGCCAGTAGAGGCATCCAATGCAGTGTTACCCAGCGCTACGTTGTTTGTGCCTGTCGGGTAGTTACCGTCCAGCTTAATCGTGCCGCTATCCTGCGAGATGTTACCGCCAATAGTTATATTGTCTACAGTAACGGTGCCACTGAAGTCCTTATCGGCTGCATCTGCTAAGTCTCTTGCTCTAGTCATTCTCCGGCCTCCAATGCCGCAAGGCGTGTCTCAATATCTGTCAGACGTTGCTCTGTGGCTGCTCCGATAAACGCCAACAATTCAGGATAACGGATGCCCATACGGGTGCGCTGCGTTGCGCCATCTGGTGCTTCATCTGCTGTATGGTATGTGTCGATGCGGGTGTAAGCATCTTTGGCCTCGACAGCTTCAGTGATTACGTTACCGTCCTCGTCAAGCACCTCGTCAACAGCCTCGACAGCAGGAACATCTGTGCTGGTTTCCCACCAAGTATCAGAACACCAGAACGCATAGTTTGCTGCGTCAAGGCCAGCGTCAGACATAGCAGCTTGCACTTCCTGTGCAATTACACCTGTATGGATACGGGCTGTGTCACCTTTAGATGCGGCAGCATCCTTCCATTTGTATGTCTTAAATAGTGCGCTGATGGCTTTTGCGGCATTTATCTCTGTGCTTGTCAGGCTGGCAATATTCTGCTTTTCGTTTTCGTCAGATGTTTGAATTGTGCCATTTGAGGCAAAAATGTCTTGGAATCGGCGGCTACCTATCCCTAAATCAATGTGATTGTCGATAGTGTCAAAAGTATCAAAAGAGAATGGGGTTATTGTGTTATTTGTAGCGTCAAAAAACAAACCTACATCACTTTGACCGACACACAGCCTATCGCTAAGTACACCTATGGAACCACCAGTGCTGCCATCAGTGGCAAAAGACATAATCGTACCGTCACTGGTTTTACGATTAAGAGTGACACATGAATTACCGTCATTCGTTACACTTAAATGTCCACCGCCTGTTGCTGAACCTGCGGCTGATATGCCGTTGTTTGCGATACTGTCGGCAGTCTTGCCAATCAGCAGGTTGTTGCTGTTGTTAACGTGCATTGCAACAGCGTCATCTGTCACGTTATAAATACTCAGGCCTGAGTTAGCCACGCCCGGATTTGCAGGGGTGATTTCCCAAACTTTACTGTTTGCTGTATTTTCCAAACGCAGCGTGGCCGCATCGCTTGCAGCATACAGGTGCATTAATTTGCCCGGCGATGAAGTGCCAATGCCGACATTGCCGCCCGATGCAATGTGCAAACGGGTCGCAAAGCCGCTGCCAGAAACAAAATTCACACCGCCGTTTCCACCATACAGCGCAGTTCCGCCCGACTGAACCTTACAAAAGGCTTGAGTGTCATCGTTCTGGACTTGTAGTCCGATGTCTGCGTCCGCTGTGGTTTTTATATGGAGTGCATCGCTTGGTGCCGTAGTGCCGATGCCGACATCGCCATCTTGGGTTATTCTGACCCTCTCTACTGCACCATCTGAGCCGTCTGTATTGGTTTCAAACACCAGCGCGGTGTCGTTGCCACCAACACGGTCAGCAACAATCGCAGCCACCTCACGATCTGAACCAGCATCAGTTGTGCGCTTGAACTGAATACGACTTTCATCGCCACTAGTGTTTGAGGCGTGACTAATTGTAAGGGCGTTAAAACCACCAGATGATGAGGAAGAACTTTTTAAGTTGGAACTTGTTGAAAGCACACCATCAACTTGTAGTGTAGATGACATGTCCACAGGCCCATTTATATCTACAAATCCGTCATCTCTAACCGAAAATTTACTGGCTAGGCTTGAATTATAAAGCTGTAGGATTGTACTGCTAGAACCGTCTGTTGCGCCAGCCACCGTCAACGCACGAGTTGATGCGACAGCATTTACACCTATAGAAGCGTGTCCTACAATAGAGGCTGTACTAGAGGCAGATACTGTAGTGAACGCACCTGTACTCGCGCTAGACGCACCAATGGCAGTCCCATCTATAGCACCACCGTCAATGTCTACAGTGCCAGTAACGCTTAGATTACCGCCTATGCTGAAGTCGCTGTTCACATTACCGCTGAACACACTAAAGACATCGTAGACCACGATCTCGACAACATCATTTGCAGTCAATGCCGACAAGCCAGCAATGGTGTTCGCTGTGCTTGTGTTGTAGTCGGTGCCAGCTACTAGGGTTACACCATTCAGGTTTACATCAACATAGTTGCCGTCAGTGAATGTCAGGGTGCCACCTGTCAGCGCACCACTAACGGATGTCTCGCCCCCGGATGCAGTGAAGTAGTAACGATTTCTAACACCCTGTGATGGTGATCTGCCCAAGTACGCCATACTAGGCTACCTCTTCTTCGTCCTTGCTCTGAACTGATTCAATCAGCTTGTCAGTAAAAACATTCTGTGCAGCCTGAACCTGATCCAAATCAAATCGAATGTTCGCCGCTTTGTTTTGGCAAGACCGGATTTGCATAATGAGGTAGTTCTGCTCCTCATTAAGATCCTCTGTCTTGTATTCCTTGCCGTTGATCGTAACTACGTTATCGCTCATCTTACCACCCTGATGGAGTTCCAGTTAAAATCGAAGGACTGGCTTTCTCTGCAATGTCGGCATCTAATGCTGCCTTGACTTCATCTTCAGTCTGGCCCATGTCAGCCAAAACTTTGGCTTTGCACCAGTCCTTGGTTAAATCATTATATGCCACAAACTCTGCGCCGTCTTCCATCTCTACGCCAGTTGTGCCGTATTTAGTTGCGGAAAGGGCGTTGCCGTCAGCGTCTGTTTCGCTGTCGGAGGTCGCTGTTACACGCCAGTGAATTGTTTTTACAACGTCAGAGTTGTCCCCTTCAGTTGCTACGCGGTCAAGTTGTGGGTATGTCCACTCGTATGAATTAGCCATTGTCTACTCCTAGTAAGGGCTATCGCCGCAGCATGAAGGCCAAGCTGCTTTGAGTTCAGTGATTGTGGTTGCGCTATTGCCAGCCGTAGGCGCATCACGCAGCGCCTGTTTGTCAGCAACGATTGCAGCGGTATCTGTGCTTGCTTCCAGTGCCTTCATGTAGTCAGTATCCAAAGCCTCAAGCAGCGGCTTACGGGCTTCGCGTATCTTGTCGGCAAAGATTGCTTTGGCTGTTGCCAAGTCCTCTGTGATGACCGTGCCGTCCAATGCCCAAGCATTACGGAAATGTCTGTCGCTTGGTACTGTGGCTGATGTGGCAGCAATCTCATTGCCGTCTTTGTCTGCTATGATTGTTGTCATGCCGCTATTCTCCACGCATTTCTAAACTCTCTGTCTGGCTGCTGTTCACGCCTAATGATTTTAAGATGAACACTGTTGCTGGTTTCGTAGTTGCGCCAGATGTGTTGTGGCACGTCCTTCATAATGAGATACAACAAGGCTTCTTCTTCTGTTTTCGGACCTTCTCTTGGTGTGTCGTGCAGCAAGTAGCCTCTGCCTTCACTGTGCCGTGTAAAGTCTGGCTTTGCTTCGTCTTTTTTCAGTTCCCAATAAACCCACACGGGCGGGAAAACATCACCGTGCATCAGTGCAGTCATTGCTTCTGGACTGGGGTGGTAAACAGCACAACAGTCCATATCTATATCTTCATACACCACACAATACTCAGTCTTGAAAAAAGGCCGTAATTCTTTTCTGACTTTTCTCAGTCTATCAAGCATTTGCATTAGGTATCACCAATCGTGCCTACAGAGTGATAACCCGTATCAAACCTTCCATTAGCGTTTTTTGTGTCATCAAAGACTACCATTCGCATATTACTTGTGCTTCTGCTGCGACAAGATGATATTGCAGCTTGGTCACTCCCCGGTCCTATTGAATTTCCATAAATTGCGTAGTCGTCATTATCCATACTTGTTGAAAAATCAAAGGTTGTGTCACCTCCCTGATTGTCAGTTGTGCCACTGCAATTAAAGCTATCCTGCAAGCTGGCTTGATTTGCTGACGCAAACATAGTTGCGCCAATATGGTCAGGTCCAAAGCTACTCATTTGCGGTCTCCATTGCCGCCAGACGGCTTTCTAATTGTTCAATTTTTTTGTGAGCATCTTGGAGTGCCGACACCAAGATTGGTGTGATGCGTCCGTAATCCATAGACATCATCGCATCCTCGTCATCGCCAGTGCTTACTGCCTCTGGCATCACCTCTTCCATCTCTTGGGCAATGAAGCCCATAGACCGTGGGCCATCAGGGTCAACCTTCCAGCTATATGACACAGGGTTCATAGCCATCAGCTTGTCTGTGGCCTGCAGTGGTTCGATGTCTTGCTTTAGTCTGATGTCAGAAGTGGTGTTGTATGTGACGCCAGATGTTGTGGTTGACACCGTACCGATAGCAGACTGACCTTGGCGAAACTGCAAAGCAGTTCCGTTTGAGTTTCTGTCAATCCGAACCATCGTTGCACTGCCCGACCCAGTTGGAAAAACAGTGAAGCCATTTGTGTCATTAAGAGAGGTTGCCCCCACCAGAAAATTAGCTGAGTCGTCAAACCTAGCCCGCTCACTTACATCACTCGCAGAACCTGCAGTATAAAAACGTATCTCTCCACCGTCACTGTTGTTCTGAATGTTAATCTGTGCAAATCGTTCCGTACCAGAACGTCCAGTGCGGCGTCCTTCGATAATTCCATTTCTGCCTGTGTTGGCAGTGTTAAAAACTAAGTTGGTGTGTTCATCAGCAGTAGTTTCAACAGCTAATACTTTGCCACCACTTGCTGATGTAGGTGAAGCAGTGCCGATGCCGACATTGCCGTCCGATGAAATGTGCATCCTAGTTGCATAGCTACCCGCACTATTAGTCACATTAAAGTTCATAGAGCCGTAACTGTATGTACCGCCCTGCGCCTCGTGTTTAACGTGGATACCCGCCGTGGCGGTCTCTGCTACACCGTTGGTTCCACGGTTAGTAAACTGGATACTAGAAAGATTGTTCGCAGTTTGATTGCTATTGTGGATTGCAATGTTAGGACCACTTTGTGATGACGGCTCTTTGTCTATCGTTGTGCCGCTGTCTGATTTTTCGATTTGCAAAAGAGCGTCAGGTGACGCAGTGCCGATGCCGACATTTCCGCTCGCATCTATTACTAACGAGTTCGCAGGTGCTTGTTGGATATAAATCGGTGTAACAAAACCAGAGGCTCTATCATCGTTTGCCCTCACAATGTTTAAGTCACCACCGCTTACTTGAAAGCCCCAGTTTTTTTGATTTGATGCAGCATCCGTATCTCTCAACCAAAGCTGGGTAGTGCCTGTGCTATCGAAAATCGAACCGTTGTTGTGGGCTGTAGAAACCACGTTTAATTTGCCATCTGGAGCGGTAACTCCCAGACCCAGCAAACCCGCCGATGTCAGGCGCATCCGTTCAGCCGACCCCGTGGCAAACACCATATCGTCTGCACCACTTGTTCTAAAGATGTACGGATTAGACGTATCGCTTGCTGCGCCACTGGACGCAAACCTCAAACCGCCATTTACTCTTGCGCCGTGAGACTGCGTGTCTAATTTAAGTGAGTTGTCGTAGTACAGTTCAACTGACCCGTCAGTTTTAGCAACCAACATCTGTTCAGCTTGGTTTTTCATAAGCTGGATGTTGTTGCCGTTAGTGGTAATAAGGAAGTTGCCTGTGCCTACATCTTCGATAAATGAGTTGTTGTTGGAGTGATGTATCTTCAGGCCATCATTGCTTGTTCCAACGTAAATATTATCAGTATCAGCTATTACAATATCGTTGCCGTTGCTTTGTAAGTCACCGCCAAGCTGGGGACTGGTGTCGTTCACCAAGTCGGTGCTTACAGTGCCAAACGACAGAGTGCCGGAGCCGTTGGTCTTTAGCACCTGACCATTGCTCCCATCTGCTGTTGGATAGGTTAAGCTGTTTATTTCTGCGGAGCCTGTAACAGTCAGACCATCAGCAGTATTAAATCGTTGTACACCAGAGCCGATATAACCCATCAGGTAATCTCCAATATAGAAAGTGTAACATCAGCAGAAGTTGAAGCACT